GGCCGACACGTGCCGGACTGAACGAACCACCGCGCAGAACTCAACCGGAATTCAAGATGTTAAGGCGAATCCGCCCGTCAGAAAAGAGCGGCAAAGAGCGGCGCCGTCAATAGCCGATCTTCGCCTTGCCGCCCGGCGGTCAGGCTGGCGGGCGTTCAGGCCTCGACGCCCTGGATGGCAGATACCTGCCAGTCGGCGCCGGGCTTTCGCGCGAACGTCCATATCTCGACGGCGTCTGTCGCCTCATCGGCATTGCCGCTCACGACCCTGCCGGTGGCCCTGTCACGCATCACGTCGATGCTCTCGTAGCGCATGGCGACCGTCGCATATTCGGTACCGTTCTCTCTCCATGCCTCCGCGAGGTCGCCCTGAACGAGGTGAACGTCGCGGACTTCGTTCTTGAGACCCTTTGTTGCGTTGTCGCTTAGCTCTTCTGCGAGGTAGGACATGGCTTCGGGTGTGGTCAGCTGACGCAGCGCCGCATAATCCTCCGCTCCGTAGGCAGCCTGCACATCCTTCAGCATCGCCTCGAAGCGATCGAGATCGTCCTGGCCCACGCTGATCTCATCTGTCTGCACCGATACCGGTGCGGCGGCGGACGCCCCTGTGGCAGCACCACCCATGGCTTCACCTATCCGCGGAATTCGGAAGGACGGCGCTGCGCCGGCTGCCGCCGAAGAGCGGGCCGAGGCAGCGGGCGCCGAATAGGCCGGACGCTGGTTGCGGCCGAAGAAGCGCATTGCCAGGGAGATCAGCAGAACGACGAGGCCGACCTGCAGCAGCAGGCCGAGGAAGCCGATGCCGCCGCCGATGCCATGGCCGAGCAGCATGCCGATCAGACCGCCCATCATGAGACCGCCGAGCATGGATCCGCCGAAACCATTGAAAAAGCCCGGCCGTGCATTGGTCCGGTTCTGGCTGGCCGGATTGGTCGCGGTCGAAGGCTGGGTGCTCTGCCGCGGTGTCATGGTTCTGTCGATCGGCGCGGCCGGTGCCGGTGCCGTCCGAGTGACCGGCGGGGCGGAAAAGGTCCGGCTGCCGCGCGAGCCGAAGCCACCGCCTGCCCGCCTCGCTTCAGCGACGTCGACCACCGTCATCATCGCCGCAACACCGATTGCCGCAATGGCCAGAACACGTCCGAAACGCTGCATTTCCACCCTTCCCTGTCTCTCGACCGCAATCGGTCAATAAGAGGTCATATAGAGCCAGAGGCGCAGGAATTTAAGAGTGCTGCCCCGTCTTTCCTCGTATTCGGTGTGCGCTAACGGTAAACTGTCCACCGATTGAGGCGTTTGGCGCCGTTCCTCCCGATGCCTCGGACGCGGCTACGGCTAGCGCACGGGTCCGATAAAGCCGAGTTCGAGCAACTGCCTGGAACTCGAGAACCGCGTCGAGCACGCATCGGAAAAGTCGAACTCACCGGTCTCCTGAAGATCTTCAAACATCTTGCGGTAGACGGCCGCAGCATCGAAATACTGCCCGTCGGCGACTGCCTGTTCGATCTTTTCCTTGTAGTCGGAGAAGAACTTGAAGTGCAGCAGCACACCGGCGACGGCGGTGAAATTCCTTTCGCAGGGCAACGGCTGATGAATGCTGACGCCGAGGCTGCATTCCCCGTCCCAGAAGATGACAGGATATTTGATGAGTTCGAGCAGATGGGCGAATTTGCGCTTCCGCGGGCCGCCCGTGATGCTGATCGCCCGCTTCGTATAGCTGATCTCGTATCCGGAGCCGTCGAAATGATCGGCGATTTCCCACGGCATGCGGCCATCATCGCTGTCGAGCGTGGCAGCCCCGAGCGGTCCGATCGGATACATGTCGAGCATGGGGGCTGCGAGGCGCTTTTCCCCTTTGTTCTCCAGCGCCCGCAGAAGAGCTTCGAGCGGCCGGTTCTCGCAATCCTCGTAGATCAGGAACTCGTCGGAATCGACATTCAGATACCACCGGTTCCAGCCATAGCGCTCGAACAGAGCCTCTCGCCATTCACGCCCCCTGCGGGCATCGCGATACCGCACCGGCGAGCTCCAAAGGTCCACATCCGCCTGCGCAAGCAGATAATTCCGCGTCCCGTCCGACGATACGTCATCGACGCAGATGAAGCGGGTAACGCCGAGCCTTCGGTAGTGCGCGAGAAACGAGGGCAGCAGCTTCCGGTCGTTATGCGTATTGAACACGAGCGGAATGTCTTCCTTGCCGAGCGCCCGCTGCCCGCCCGGCGTCAGGCACGACATCTCGATCGTCCGCTTCCGCTTGCGGACCCGCGCCGTCAGCTTGTAGGTTTCGTAACGGGTAAGAACGCGATCGAATATCCCTCTGCGAACCCGCTCGCTCTCAGCTCGGCGAAAAGGATAGTGAAGTTCTTTCAAGGTCTGCTCCCGATCGACCGCTGCGAGAGGAAGCGTTTATCGGCATCGGCGCGCGAATTCAACTCCGCCGCAACTGCGAAGCTTGCGCCGGTTGAGGGCAGAACCGTCGGCCTAGAATGCAAGCGGGTGCCGCGGTCGCAGGGTCCGGCTGCCAAGCTTGACGAAGTTCTTGATCTTTCCCGGAATGTGCTCCCGCCGGTCATGGCAGAGCGGCTATGCGCAATCCGCTCGTCAGCTGAGCCCGAGCCATCAGGGCGTAGGCCGAACCATTGCTGCATTCCCAGAGAATTTGAGGTTTTTGGTGGGTGATCACGGGCTCGAACCGTGGACCCGCTGATTAAGAGTGATCTATTTTTCTCTGAACGCCCTACAAATCAAGTAAAGCGGTTTCCAATGCCGTGCGATAACTACACCTAAAAACGCGGAACGTTTCGTGAATTGGAAACCGCAAATTAGGTGTTCTTCGGCTGATCTGCAACAGGAGTTTCGAATACCGTCGCGTCACCTCGCGCGTCCTGATGCCCTCACGTGTGCCCCAGCTTCCCTATTTGGGAATTCTACCCCCTGACCCGGTCAAGACAGGATTTTACTGGACTTCAAGTTGTGTTTTTGCTTGAGAGCAATCGCACAACAGGAGACCGGAATGACAGACTCGGAAATGCGCGCCACTGTCCAAGCCACCTTCATGATGATCCAGAAGTTGATAGTTGAAGTTGCCGCAGCGAAAGGCGATGAAGGTTCTGCTTGGATCGACGCCTTCCGTGATGACTTGACCTCAGAAATGAAGAAGGTCGAGGAACTGCAGAAGCGCCGTGCAGATACTGAGCGCACCGCAACATCACGGATGCTGATCGAGGGCGTAGCGTTGATGGCGAAGCGCGAGCTTGAGAAGCAACGTTCTTCTTCGATCAGCTAGCCAGACTGGGCTAACGTGCTCCGCCGGTCTTGGTGCCGCTTTGCGAATTCCCCGCGCCGGGACCGCCCTGTGAAACGCCACCGCCATGGGAGCTGCCCGGGTTCGTTGGATCGGGGCCGTTGCCCCAACCGTTGTTGCCTTTAACTTTCCCGCCGCCGCCCCCGCCGCCAGACTTGGCGATTGCATTTGACGTCAGGCTGGTTGAAAGCAGCATCGTTACGGTCGGAGGCGTCACAATCGCGAAACGACCGCAATTTTTCAGAAATTCCCGCCGATCATCGTCGCTCTTTGACGGTACTTCGTTTGGCATTTCGGGCATGAACGCCTCTCCCCTACTTATCGATGAGACGCGTAAAGTTTGCCAGCACAGGAGACTGCTGGATATATATAGTTCTCTATAGGAGAGCGGAGAACCGCAGCGGCCAAATATCGTCGCATCCTCCCGCCATCCCCAAGCTCCCGGGTCCCCTTGAACGAAGCGTGCCGCAAAGAAGCTTCATGTCAACAACGTTGAGACTGCCAACTATTGCGGGATGCCGAGCTCAAGCGCAGACGCATTGCGCTAGAGCAGTACCCCTTTGGGCGGCACCTCTAATCCTTGACTGCAACCCGCGTTGTGAGACCCTAAATGCTCTTGGTTGTAATGCGTTAGGGAGGTCGAAGATGACCTTTAACGATGACGTTGAGCTGGCGCTCGCTACCGCCTGCGAAGAGCTTGAGATGACGCGACAAGAGATTATCCGCCTGATCATGCGCGAATGGCTGGAGCAGTATGGTTTTCTGCCGTTCCGAGAGTTGGAAGAGGGCAGCGAGACGAGACGGAATGCGTTGCCCCGCGGGCCGTAGGCCATTTGTTTCACTTTATTAGATAGACCCCTGCATCATCCTCCCGCTCCCTGATCCCCTTGAAGGAAGCATGCCGTAACTTCCCGTCATCGGTCCAGGCGCGATACTCGACCTCGGCGAGGAACACCGGCTCAACGAAGACGGCGCCTTTCCTTCTCAAGGTCACCGCCGGCGTTTTCGTCTCCATCCCCTCGAGCAACTTGCGGAGCTCGCGCGAAAGCTGGTTTGACCAGCTGGTACCGCAGCCGCCGACATAGACGAGCTCGTCGCCACGTCGCGCCCCGAGCAACAGCCGGCCGAGATGACCAGGCACGGTCGACGGCTCGAAGCCGACGATCACGAAGCTATCGCGCCGCTTGCAGGTGATCTTCTGCCACCACTCGCCGCGGCCTGAGCGATAGGGCTTCTCGACGTGCTTGGCGATGATGCCTTCGAGGCCGTGCGCGCAGGCAACGCGAAAGAACTCGTCGCCGTCCGCCTGCACCTCTTCCGAAAGGCGAACCGCCCCTTCCCGGCCGGCGACGATCGGCTCGAGTAGCCGCCGGCGCTCGCGAAGCGGCAAGCGGCGCAGATCGCGGCCGTCGAGGTAGAGGAGATCGAAGGCGTAGAAGACGATGGCGCCGACCTCGACCGCCGATGGCAAGCGCCCGAGCGCGCGCTGCAGCATGCCGAAATCGGAGCGGCCCTTGTCATCGAGCACGACAGCCTCCCCGTCCAGGATGGCCGTTTTCACGGCGAGCCGCCGCGCGTCGTCAACGATCGAGGGAAACCTGTCGGTCCAGTCATAGCCGCCGCGCGTCAGTATCCGCACCCGGCCGGGCTCGATGTGAACGGCGATGCGGTACCCGTCCCATTTCACTTCGTAGGCCCAGTCAGGCCCCTTCGGCGGCTTGTCGACCAGCGTGGCGAGGCAAGGATCAACACGCGCTGGCATAGGATCAGTAGGAGGGAGATCGCGGGGCTTCTTTGAGGATGCTCTGGCCATGGACCATTAACGCACAGGCCCGCGAAAAGCCGAATTGACTCTTTCGACTGAGAGAACATATTAGGAACATGCTCGATGGCGGTTCGAGCTCTCCCATGACGTGAGGCACAGTTGCAACCTCAAGCGAGGAGGATCAGCCATGTCCGATCTCCCCAAGCCGAAATACAAATGGCGGCAGACATGGCCGGACCACCGGAAACATTTTACCGGCTTCGATGGCGAGCGGAAATTCGCACACATTCACTGGTACCATATGGGGTGGTGGAACTGGTTCATGTGCTGGAACTGGGCAAAGAATGCGAGCAGATGGAAACGCCCGAACGGTCAGGCCGACTCTGCAAGGGCGGCGGCTCTTGAAGCCGAGGAATGCTACGAAGCTGTCCTGAGGTGCGAATGGACTGGCATGCTGCCGGAGGACCTGCAATGCATGCTAGACGAAGAGGAATGGATGCGGACCAGATCGTAGACCCTTGGGAACAAAGGCGGGCACCGAGGAATTATCAGATGCCGAGCAATTCGGCATTCAGGTCCCCCAACCTGTTAGGAAGTGCCCGCGGCCGCACCTTGGCGCGGGCACTCTTTTGTTTGGTCGCCGTAACAGAGGCACATCATGGCCGACGCGCTGAAAATGAAAAGGCTGATCTGGGATTGCCAGAAGGACATCGCCGCGTACCTGCCCGACGAAAGCGGCATCACTGAGCACCAGCTACTTCAGATGCTCATCGCCCGTCTCGACGGGAGCCAGGCGAAGGAGGCTCTCGGCGATGATTGGAAGGGGTGGTGGCCGGATGATGATGGCGGAGACGATAACGGGAGGCCCTCCCCAGAAAACTCTTTGGAGCTCACCTGACTTCGCGGAACTTTTTCGCGAGCAGGTTGTTTTGACGGGTAAGTCTTCCCTCTCAAACGTCGACTTAGCGGACAATCGCACAGGTCGGACAACTGCAGCGCTCCTATCGCATCTGCCGGAGCGCTGCTTTTCTTGGCGCAAAGAACCAGTTAGATTAGCTGTTGAATCCCAAGAAAGCCGTAGACCGCGATCAGGAGCAGGGCGAGGACCACCAATAGAATGATTATCGTCGATCCTCTCTTGGTCATTCCGGTGACATAAGAGCGTACAACTGGTTTGGAATAGGACTGAAGTCTTACGCCAACGAGTTGCTTACAAGGAACCGAGCCCATGGCAGAGATTTATCTGTTCCCGAAGACCGCCGAAGAGCAGGAGGCCGAGCGCCAACTGACCGAGGCTATGCACGCCTTCAATGCTGCGGTGAAGCGAGCTGCGCAATGTGGGTTCGACATTGAACTGAGGCCGGGAACATGGTCGTTCACCACGTACACGCGCACGCCGGTGCCTTACGTCGACTTGACGGCTCTTCTTCCGGGGAGGCACGCGCCGCCTGAATTTGTCGAGATCTGAGGAGCGCCTATCAGCGACGGAGCTGCGCGCCGTCGCGCTGGCTGGCCTCGATCCTCTGCAGGATCTCACGCATCACACGTGTATCGATGGAAAGGCTGTTGAGCGTGTTCTCGACAGCCTTCATTGACGTTGCCGCTTCAGCCGCCTGTTTCTCCACCGCCGAGATCCGGAGCTCGTGATTGTCGATCTGCCGGAGAGACACCTCGGCTGCCGTCAGGCGCTTGTCGAGGCGGTCGATCGAATTGGCCTGCGAATCCTGATTGGCGTTCACCCTCTCCCATGTCGCGCCCCACGCAATGAGGCCGCCGGCAAAGCCGAACAGGATGACCAGGGTGTTGAGGTTATATTCAAACCTCCATTTCGGAGTTGCGACCATCTTTTCGGTTTCCTGTGTTTCAGCCAATGCCCTGCCCCTCGTATGCAATGCTGGATGGTTACTGCTGAGCCGCGTCGTGACGGGCGCACTCGCTCTGTGTCCAGGCGCGCGCATAGCCCCGCGACTGTTTCGTCGATCTTGTCCTGATCGGCCGGTGTAGCGCCTCGAGCGCCAACCAGTGACGTGCCGACAACAGCCCTAGCCGCCTGGTTGAGACGGTCTTTCGACGCACTGACCTGTTGCGTTGACGTACAGCCGGCCGCGCTCAATGCACAGACGGCGATTAAAGCGAGCCGCATCCGCTTCATCTCGCAGTTCTCCAATTGCTTTGTTGGTTGCGGAATCCAGTTCGGCACGTTCGAGCTTCCGGCCCTCTTCGCGCGCCGCGGGAATGATCCAGAGCGCGTTGACCGTCAGCATGCCCAAAAAGACGAGGACACCGCCGGCAACGGCGCCGGCGGCCAGAGAGAGGCGGCTGAACATCACGCCATCCCCTCGACCTGTTTTGCGACGGCCTTCCGATCGGCGTTCTTGCGCCAGTAGAGGAAGCCTGCAATGCCTCCGAACGCGACGAGGATTAGGAGGAGGTTCTGCCACGGTATGCCGCCGATCGCGGTGAGCACCGAAGCGCCGCCACCAATCACCGACGGGGTGATGACCTCTTTCGATTTCCACCAGGGCGCATCGAGGCTGGGGGGCGTGACCGGTACCGGGACCGGCTTCTCCTCGGTCACCGGGGCCGCCTTTACCTCCGGCCGTGCAGCCTCGCCCGGCGTGAGCGCCACAAGCGCCGTATGCATCGCAGCGCGCGTTTTCGGCCCGACATCGCCGTCGACCTGCAGGCGTTGGTCAGCCTGGAACTGAAGGACGTTGTCGGCGCGGTAGCCGAGGAGGACGAGCGAGATGCGCGCGAGCCGGTCAAACCGGTCGGCCAGGCCGTTCTTGCCGCCGTTGATCTTCTTCGTGATTGTTTCGGCGTCGCCCTCGTCGGCCCAGCGGTTCAGGTCGCGAGTGTCCCAGTAGAACAGAGGCACCAGGCCTTCCCAAGGATCGGTGTTGACCGTGTCCGGATACTTGACGAAGTCCGGGCAGTCGAGGCCGGCCGCGCGGCACCAGTTGCGAAACTGGCGATAGTTGTCCTTGCCGGTAAGCTGCATTCCGGTGCGGCCGCGGTAGAGATAGCCGTCCCCGTCCTTCTCCGGTGTGTTGCCGAGATCGGTGCGAGTGTCGTAGCGCTGCTGTGCCGGCGTCGGACCCCAAATCTCCCGGTCATATCGGAAGTCCCCGCTCTCGTGCATGAGCTGGGCGAAATACTGCGCGAGCCGGTGCGGACGATCCATGCCGAAGCGGTCGCCGTATCTGTCAAGCGCCACGAGCACGGACGCGAGGTTGCTCTCGTTCACTTTGCCCTTTGCGGCAGCGCGAACGTGCTGAGCGGTGATGGCGCTCATTCGTTTCTCCTGATTATGAATGTGGGGTTACGACGGAAGGGCTAATGGTGTTGAGCAATCGTCCGGCGCTAAGCTTCGGTTAGCCGTTCCGACGGCGGACGGGGCGGTTAGAGGCCTGGCGCCTGCCTCCAGCGACGGGCCTCGCCCGAGGAGCGCCTGATGCAGGCGGTCGCCCACATCGATGTAGTGGAACTAATTCCTAGCGGACCCGTTCAGACCGTTTAGCTCGACGAAGAATGCAAGCGTTCGCTATGGATTCGAAAAAGGCAGGAATGGCCCGGTTGTTTTTGGCAGCCCCGGATCTGCGTGCTAGCGCGTGGATGATGAACAGCCCTGCGCTTCTGAAGCTCTGCGTGGAGTACGAGCATGCGTGTCTGCGGCGCGACGCCCTTCGATGCTCAGTCGAGAAAGACGACGAGGCCTTGTTTAGATCGGAGGCGGAGTGCAAGAGCCTGGAAGCTGCTGCAATCGCTTTCATTCGCCAGCAGCGGCAATTTTCCGGATTGAAGTGACGTTCTCAGGGCAGCAGCGCCATGAGAAGCGACGCAATAAAAGCGACTGCGGCGAGAACTGCAGTCCATTCTATGATTTTCACTCGCTCGATTGGACGCATCGCACTCCTCCTTCGGGGCGCCCCTACAACCCAAACGCTTCGTAATAGGGATGGTTGCAGCGGCTCCCTCATCCACGAACATGAGTTCGAGAGCGACCGGAAGAGCTTCCCGGGCCATGGAGTTTTCCTTTTTTTAGGAGATTGGGGCCAACATCCGAAAGGCGGCATGACGCCGTTCGGAGGGGCTGATGGGCTACGATTGGACCGGCAAGCGAACGCGCCAGATGAAGATTTTGCGCGGGTGCGCTATCGTCGTGTTTGCGGGCTCGGCGTCCGCTTTCTTGGCGGCCGCACTTCTACAGTGATCCACTGGCTACGAATCTAGCCCAGCAGAAGGCCTCTTCTCTCTCGACGAAAGAGAGGCCCAGCGTCTGAGCGTTCGAATTCACAGACATTGCAATCTGTCAGCTGATCGGTCGTCTCTTGCAAGATGCAGGCGGCGCTGTTTTTTACCCAACCTCAGATAGTTGGTCCGCATCGTCAACAAACTCAACGAGCTGACGCCGAAGCGCAGAGACCAAGGACTTCTTATCCCCTCGCACGTCGCCCTCGATGTGGATCATGCTGTTGTGCCAAATATCAACCAGGCTGTCTTCGCGGACCTTCCGGCCGTCCAGCTCAACCGTATTCGACAGTAGCCAGGTGGGCACTCCGCATGCGCCAGCAAGCTCGGCAACGGTAGTAGCCGGCGCTACAACGAGATCAAGTTTGGACATTAGAGCCGCCACGCCATCGATATCGTCGAACTGATCAAGGTCGGGGAAGTTGATCAGTTTGCCAGGGAACCGATCTTCCACCCAGGCCAGCTCTTCGCTGCACTCGTCGTATTGTAGGTTGACGAACTGCACCCCTTCGATCTCGAAAATGGGCGCCAACTCCTCGATGGTTAGATAGTGCAGGTTCCGCGAGAACGTCGAAACGCTGCTGCGCCAATTGATGCCAATGAGCAAGCGGCCCTGCGGGAGACTCCGTCTGAAACCTTCCGCGCGGACTGCGTCTACCACCAGATACTTCTCACCGTGGAAGTCCGGATAATCGCGGCGGTACTTAGCCAACAGATCGACCGCGAGGATTGCGCGGTCGCTTTTCAGCAGATGCTCATGCCCGACGTTGTCAAGGATATAGCGCAAATCATATGCCGGCAGTTGCGAATAGAGATTGATATCCCGCAACACGCCATGCCGAAGGACGCGCGCCACCGGCACGAAATCCAGATCGGGGAACGACCTTTCCATGATCGATCGTAGCCGAGGATCACAGGCGATCGAGAAGCGCCCGAAATCCGAATCTTTGGCAATGTCTGAATAGATTTGTGCCGCACGGATTTCGTCACCAGGGCCAAATACGCTCAGGAAGAAGACGTTTTCTGAACGGAAATCGCCATCAACGATCTCAGGGTCGGTGTACTGTTGCGGATAATTCTTTCGAACATCCCTATGAGGCGAGATATCCCGCTGCGACAGCATCGCCTCGTGAATCCTCCTCGCTCCGTTCAGGATCTTTCGAAGAGACATTTCGCCGACGTCAAGTTTTCTCTCGTTCGCGGCATCGATTAGCTCTTCGCCCCATGCGATATCGCTGGCTAAGACCGCGACCCTCATAGCTTCTCGGTAGGCGTTAACGTGTTCGTAATTTCCAATGGCGCGGAGGCAAATCTCTCGCGCTTTCTCAAACTCGCCCAAATAGGAATAGGCTTGGCTCAGCGCCACCAGCAAAGGCAAGCTTTCACCTTTCTTCTCAATCAATTCTAGAATGATCGGAAGAGCTCTCTCGGGGCGCTCGAGAATAATCCAGGCGGTAGCCTTTTCCAACGTCACGTCGTTGTCCAAAGACATCATCGAGAAGAAGATCTTTTCAAAACTTTCAACGCCGCATTGTTCCTCAAGGCGCTCCGCCAGCATCATCGTATTCCCGAGGCTCTCTGGTGAGGCGACAGCTGACCCCATCGTCGCCCACAGAAACTTCTCGCGGTCAAACGGCTCGACGAACCGAATGTCCTCCGCAATCCGGCTCAGGTTTCTTCCCTTGTTCCTGAGAGCGCCGGCCTTAAAGTCAAATTCGGCGAGCAGCACTGCAGACGAGAATTCGAACCTCAGGTTTGCTGCTCCGATTAGAAGTTGAATGGCCTCTTCCTGATACTTGTTGCTGCTGAGCAACTCGTAACACCCGTCAATGACTTCATTCAGCCTGCGCGTGCGGAAAGAGAACTGCAGGAGTGCCAGCAGGGCGGAGGCTTCATCATCGCTCATGCGGTTCGATTTAGGCTCCTGCTCACCATCCTCGGACTGCGCTGCTTGGCTAAATGCCAGCCCCTGCTTCAGGAGGTCGTATGCATCCTGATCAACCTCATTTTCTTCGAGGTGCCAGGAGAAATGCTGCAACAACTTGTCGCTGCACTCCCTCACCCACCGCATATTGAGGACAAATGCGAACACTTCACTCGGAACCACAACGCGCACTCGTCGCAGGAACTCCGAGACCTGATCCAAATTGGCCAGCAGGCCGACAATGCGGCAAATGAAGGCGATCTGAAAAACCCTCGCCGAGTTATCGGCTAGGATGACGTGAAGGTTTAGATTTCGCATAACGACGAGGATGTCCCGCGCGGACAGTTGCGGCAGTACCCCATGACTCAAGGTCATCGCCCAATCGCTCGACTTGGCCACCTTCCTCAGAAGATTTTCCCTGTCCCTTTGCGCCTTCGGGACAACCAGCGGCGCGCGGCGTAATTGACGCTCGCCGATGATTTTCATACAGGCAGCCGTTAATCCTTCGTCGCTGTCGGAGCTAGCCAGATACTTCGCATAGAGGAGGTAGGTTCCTGCGAAGAGCTGCAGCGAAGTCAGCTTGGCCCGGCGACGCTGATAAACCTTCCCAGCTCGCTGCTGTGAGCATCTGTCGTCGGTGAGGCCCCACCCCGCGTAGAAGGGCAGCCCTACCGTGGTTACCGGAATGTCGCGCATGACCGCCTCCATACCTACTAGGGAGGAAATCGTGTAGACGCGCTTCACCGACTTCATCAGATCTACAAGACCCATCGACGGCGGCGCGACGGTCGCCATCTTGGATATTTTCCGGTCGTTCTCTTTGTATCGACCCGGCTTATTGTAGACGTCTGGATGAGGGCGATAGATGATGTCGCAGCCCGGATTTTCGCTTCTCGCCAAGGCAACCAACGATTCGGATGTCCACCCATCCGGGTTGCCGTAGACCATCGAGGCATCCCCAGGCACTTGACCGATAACAAGCACAACCTTTCTGCTACGAATTGAAGGGAACTCCTCGGCCGCCCCACGCAAGCCGTTGTACTTGGTCAGGTTCGATTCAAGAATAAAATCGCGATGCTTCCTTGCCCGCCGCAGGAACTCCGGATCACGGAGCCGCGGATCGGAATTCAGTATATCCTCCAACTCGGACGGTTCGCGAGGGTTGAAGTATAGCCCCTTGCTGTCGACGACCAGCGAGTACGGCGTGGAATGGTTCGCGCCTAGTTCAACTGATCTGATAAAGCCATCTTCCATCCGGTAGACATTATACCCGAGCCTTCTGGCCAGGCTTGTCACCGCGGGGGTCACGTCGTTGTACCCCCAAATCATCAGATCCCGCGATAAATTCCGGCAATCCCAAAGCAATTTCGCTGCGCTTGCTGGATTTATTTTCCTTGGAAGGTACGCAGTCCGGAACCCGGTCATGTAGTCGCTGACGAACCCCAACTTCCAATGATTGAAGCCCATCATCAACATGATCGGAAGGCCGTCAGTTCCTTGGCCGACTTCCCAATTCTTGCCGACGCAGCTTGTTCGACTCAGGGCATTGTCATCAGCAAAAATCTCATCGTGAGGCACAACCCTGTAGGGATACGCCAGCGCGGCTTTCTTTGGTGCAGTTTTTTTCGAAACTTGCTCCGTGACCTTTGAGAGATCCTTGGCAATGGCTGCAACGTGTGAGAAAACCGCTGGCATTTCAATCCCGGACGCTTGAAAGTTTTAGGAATGCCGGGTTTAAACAAGGATAGTCTTCTTTGTCAAACGCCAGATATAGGCGCGCGCCACATACAACGACTGCGAGAATCGGCCCGATACGGTATTCGCGGTGGCAGCCTCCATTTGAGGAGGACGAGGGGGTCGACGTGATCGATGCTCTTGATAGCTATCGCAACGACGCTCGATGGGATGAGATCACAGAGGACTGCGCGCCGCTGGTCGGTGGAGGCGCTAGCTTGGAAGAGGCGCCTACCGGTTTTTCCACCGGCGAATACGAGCACACGTATGGCGAATGGGACGACATCGACGACAGCTTGGAAAGAGTGAGCCGGAATTCCTGATAGAAGCGGACGCCATGAGCATCTTTTTTTGTTCATGGGGCGTGGCAGTTTTTCAGCGCCCTAACGCCTCGGCGGCATGCGCCGCTTTGCCCTGGACGGCGCATCCTCAAAGACGCCATGGCTGCCCGTTCATTTGCAGCCGGCGACGACTTACGGGTATCGGTGATTGTGCTCAGCCCGATCTTTTCCACTTTACCGGTCTTACCGTAGGTCGACTGGTATGACTGACGCTGGCGCCCGCTTTAATTTAGCGGCTTCCAGACCCACGCCGTCACCGCGTGAGAGGGCAGATCGACAGCCCAACCGGTTGGGTTGAAGTAGGTTACTGTGACGGTGTTGTTGGAACTCACATAAGCCGACATGACCAAGCCGTTTTGGTCCGAGTTGACGAACGCCTCCGCCCGATCCCCAAGCCGAGCGCCGGTTACGGTTACCGTTGTACTTACCGATAGCCCAGCCGCTATATTTGTTGGCTTGCACTTCGTCGATCCAGCTAGCTTTCCATCTCTTGAAATCGCAGCATTGAAGTTTGAAACGCCGGCGAAATCTGGAGAGTCATTTATGTGAATTGCGTCGACATCGACGGAGGAGGAGCCCACCCAAAAATCGTAATTGCCTGCGACGAGCGGTGTTTGGCGAACTATGTTATTGAGGATCAATGCTTTCCTACCGAGGGTGGCACCTGCCAACTGGAAGGTATGAACCGTTTGCCCGACTTCGGGAGCAACAATCATATCCTGACCTCTTACGACCACGGTTCCGGTTAGATAGATCAGCGCATCACTACCGTCTCCAAAGTAGCCCGAGAGCCGGAGACGAACATTTTTGGCATATACGCCATACCGGGCTTTTGCCTCTGCAGGTTGCCGGTCGACGATGGCCGCCCCTTCGACCGCAACAGAAATCGGTTTGTTGGCGTCTTTCCCGAGAATGCGGATCCCAATCCTGTCCTGGTGGGTCGGATCGAACGACTTCATCCAGCAGTTCCGAACAAAGTTGTTGGCAAGCGCTAGATCGTTGGTCTTCAGCCAACTTCCTCTAGCCCCATCACCGACGACGTCGCCTTCGAATGAAATGCAAATATTCACTTTCTCAAACGTATTGTTCTCAAAAAGAGCATTGGACGATGATGCGCGAATGCCGACATTCGAAACGTCCTTGAAGGAACAATTGCGAACCACGAACTGGTTGAATCGATAAGAGGATGCTTCATTGAAATCCAGCGCGCTGCTGTCGTTCACGTTCTCGAACTCGCAGGTTTCTATCAGCCCTCCGGAGGACTCCCAATTGAGTGCTGACTTAGTGAAAAATTGAAACCGGCTGTTCTTAATCGCACTCGTCGGGTGGCAATTGAGAACGTTCAAAGCGGAGCCCGACCACCTGGTCGACAGATTGCTATCGCGGGCCTTGGTAGCGAAGAGATTGTCGATACGAACTCTCGTCCTCTCGTCATCGGACTGAACTTGAATCATCTCACCAGGACAAGAACGGATCTCTAGGTCGTTGATCCACAACTCATCCGCATTGTAGACAAGGATTTCCATGTTCCTCGCATCGAGCAGATGGGTTGGAACGCCAATGCCACTGCCCGCACTATAAATCCGGTTCGATCCTCTGGTGACCGTGACGCTCTCGATTTCAATGATACAACGGCCGGGGGTCGACCCGCCCTGAAAGTCGACCATTGGCACGCCGCCCTTCATTTGAAATGCCGGATCAGATTGACCGTTGATCGTCATATTTTTGAGTTTCACGGAAGGCGCGTCAGCAGCCACAGAATGGAAGATGTTCCTCGTCCAGTAGATAGGAGTTCCATCGCCGGAGTGCCTGCCCCAGGGTCCAAAGTCTCCCAGTACTGTCGCTCCGCCAAGATCGATTACTGTGTTAGTTGTGATGCCAAGCTGAACAATCTTGAATTGCTTAGTGGCATCGTTGCAGACGATGCGATTCAGACCAAGGAAATGTGAGAGCGAGATGGCGGCTGCAAACGCTGGTGTCGCGTCGGAACCATCGCCCAAAGCCCCAAACCAGGAGACGTCCAGTTCGTCACAGACTCGAACCAAGGCGCATTCTGTCGCAGCAGTAGAATCGATTTTAATGAATACTCCTTCGAGAGTGTCCGCCGCGATGTGTGAGGAGTAGTTGCCACGCCGCAACTGGAATATCCCTTCCCTGCCCGGTTCGGTAAGAATAACCGTTGAATCCTTCACAAAATCAGCGGACTTCATAGCGCCTCTGGTGGGGAATTGAAGCGTGTTGCCACCAGCTGGGCGACTGAGGGACGAAGCTTCGCTCGTACGCTTAGACCCCACGGAAATTGCCGCTACAGCCCCTACAAATTTGAGAAAATTGCGGCGTATTAGATCAGTCATTGGTTGCCCATAGCGCTCATGCGACTAGCTTAAAGAAAGTGGCCCCTGACTGGGAGGACTTTGTTTTCATTCGTCAGCTAACCGCGGGTCAGCACCGCAAGACAGCGTGCAGAGGACCCACGTCTACGGCCTTGCGGCTCGCAGGCAGGTCAAAGAGAGGAGCAACTCACTGCACTCTCGGGCCAAAAACCCGACAGACGTAAGATCTCGGCAGCCCAGGCACCGGCCAAAGCTTTTCGATCTCAGGTCGCTTATGGAGCTGGAATATGCGTTTGTAGTTGCGCGGGAAATGTCGAGGGGATTGGCCGTTAGATGCCTCATACTCGAATATAATGATCTTCTTTTTCGCGCGCTTTGCTATTTCCTTCAACACCCACTCACTCTCTTGCGGTAGGTGAACGAGCATCGCCATGGTGAATATGACATCGTGCCGCGTTTTAGGAACGGTCTTAATGACGTCCTCGATGGAGCCGATCGTTATGTTGGCGCCCTTGTAGACCGTGGGCAGGAAGTGCTTCATAACGTCGACTGCTGGCTGGCTGATCTCAACAGCCGAGAGCCGATGAAATCCGGCGCGCCACAAGGTGTGGAGGTTTCTCCCGGCATTGCAGCCTATCTCGAGGATAGAATCAGACCGATCGACGTGTCTCTCAAAGACGGAGAGCAGAGAGGCATTGCGTAACCGGTGCATCTCACTGTCCAGTAAATATTCCAACGGCGAGTTCATGCCATCGTTGGGATGCTCCCAGTAAGCATGCGCCTCAGACAGCGTAAGCTTCTTTCCAATATTCTCTTCTGATCCCATTCGGTGAGCCTATCCCCCCTTTTAGGCATGAACGAGCCTCTGCCCCGATTGACCCAAGTTGCGGCTGACAGCCACTTGCCGGCGTGCTAAACGCGGTGCGCGCCATTGCCATCAGGCTAGTAGAAAAATACAAGGCCTATTCCATGCTGTCCAACGAAACCGCTTCAAGTGCTCAGGTCCTTAACTTCGAGAACGTGCGCGACCATTTTCTGGACGGATTCGAGAAGGTGGCACGAATAATCGACCAAAACTCAGACTATAACGCGATCATTGGCCACAAACTTACCGAGGAGCTCCGAGAGCGGTTCAGCCCCTCGGTTGCAATTGAAGACCGCCGGAAGCTTGCGCTCTCAGAATGGGCGACCACAATAGCGACGTCGAAACAAGCTACCTATGCGCTACCAGACGTGGATATGTTGTTTCTCGGCAGGACACAAAACAACCTTCGCGAGTTTTCGTTTTTTCTGGAAATACTCAACCCACTCGATAGAAGATTTTCACATTTCAACGCTGTGGATTTGAAGCTTTCGAAGCGAGAGCACAGCCAGGAAGATCTCGACCAGCTGGTAGAACACCTGACGCCGAAAATGATGGACTATGTCGAGAGCCGAACCGCGATCGGTCCGGAGCTTGTGTATCAGCTCGGACAGTTCGCCGTTCACTTCATTCGCTACCTCTTCTCGCTGGCACGCAAAGACAGTAAGCACCCGCTTCTCGCAATTGTCGCCAATGATCACTCCCCAAATCCAGTCGCCTTCTCCTTGGCGATGAAGACCTTCAACGTTCCTCGGCTGTACATTCAGCATGCAGAGGTGTCAAATAGCTTTCCTCCCTTGGATTTCGAGTACAGCATTCTCCGGAACTCTGTTTCCCGTCGGATCTATGAAGAAATTGGTCCGGTTGATGGAAATGTGTTTGTTATCTCCCGCTTTCCGGGATCGTTGACCCACCCAAAGGACATCACGGAAGATAACGGGAAACAAAGCGTTGTTTTATACACCACTGGCCGAGTCGAGTTAGACGGCCTCCATCGAGTTTTTGAAGGTCTAAAACAAAATCCGGATGTTTCATCGATATACGTGAAGCCGCATCCAAATCAAGCTATCGTCGAATGGCCCAGCGATCTTCCCGCGCTTAAGGAATTTCCCAACTTTCCACATATTGCAGTCGTTGCAAACTCATCTGTTGTGATCGAGCTACTTCACCAGGGCATTCCGGTATTCCAGAACTTCGACTTCGATCCAGTAGAGACAGACTATTACGGGTTTGTCCGAAACGGGGTCGCTGGGCCAGCTCCGACGGAATCACTCAGTGGACCATTCTGGAAGCAGTTCCGGTTCGAACACGAATGGTATTCACAATTCACAGATCGTTATGCACCGCCGGAGTCCTCTTCAGAAAAGGATAAGTCCAGGCTGCGAGCTGAGGTCAGCTGTCTTCTTGCCCAACGGGTTCGGCCCCGCGCCGGTGCCAGCAAGAAGGATCCGGCGCCCAAGCGGGTACATCGCCCGAAGGTTAAGCTCCCGTCCATTGGTAAGTCCGCTGTCAACTTCGCCGCAAGGTTTTCATCAACGCTGGTTCTGGAGGCGGTGAAATACGTCGCTTACGAATCGCCACTGAAGAACAGGAAGGCCATGCAAGACCTGCGGAAGGCGGATGCCGAAGTTGTTAACCGAACGCTTTCAGCCCCTCCGGACGCTGAAAAGATGAAGTGGCTCTATAACTCCATCGCCGAGGCCACGAATCCTGCCAAGTGGCTCGATCACACGTTGGACGTTGGGCTGATCACGAATGAGGAAACGATTAAGGCGGTTGATCAGCTGTATTTGAACCGACATCCCATCGTATTCACGCTGTTCGACCGAGTGGATGATCTAGAGGGTCATCTCGCCGTTTACCTCTGGCTCTCGTTCAAGCGCTTCGAGATAACCGGGGTCGCGCTTCCATATCCGCTGAGCGGCATGGTTGAGGCAACCCTCGAAACACCAAACCATCGTTTTGTCAGATCAAGCCTGGAGGGGCTGGTCTTTAATGCCTGCCTTCGAGAAGACCGCTTGGATTTATTAGACCTCCTTTTCGAGAAAGGTTTACGCGTTCGCCGCGAAACGCTCTCGACGACTCGTCGCATTGCCCTTCTTCGCCACCTCATCCAGTCGGGAGCGGTCAGCAAATACGAAAAGACCCGCGCGGAGTTTTGGGAGGCCGAGACCCCATTCCACCGGCTGAAGATATCCGATCTGGATAATGTGTTCGGCACAAAACATAGCGGATCAACTCACGAGCAGATCACGCTTGCCTTTGAGTCCACCGCGCCGACCGCCATCGCGGCAGAGTTCAAGACTGATATCAAGCCCGTCTATGAGCGCCTAAAACCTTCTATCCGTTTCATGGATGTTAGATCCAGGGCAGAAGAACGAGATCTTTTTCAGCGGCTTGTGATGGACGCTCTGCAACGCAAGAAACCTCTCTCGATGATCCGTTTGAGTGACGGAGAAGGATATGCTTTTGCCGATAGCCACGAGTATTTCTCGCTCGATGATCAACTCAACAGAGAGCGCCATTGGTGGGGGATTGAGCTAGATCAGCCGCTAAGATTCTCTATCACCTCCCGTATTCGCCGTGCGGTCGACCAAGCGGATGTTCTCGGCATTCCTTCGATCCATCGCTTTGTTCGCGACGTCCACGAGAAAAGCACTAGCTTCAAAGCGAACGTTCAGGGGCGTGGCTTGTTGCAAGTTCTCCATTACTTTTCCGAAAAAGAGACTACGGCGCTTTTCGGAGACGAGAAAATGAACATCCCGCTGTTTCGTTCACATGACGCGGTCCGGGACCTGCTGATTGCCTCAGATAAATGCGTCTTGGTGAGCAGCGCGAACACCAGCCAGCTTCCCGATTGGATGCGGGGCCTGACCAACATGGATCACGTAACCATTCCGACGCACTTCCGCACATCCCGCAACGAGAAGTACCACGTTTCAGATCAGCCTCTTCCGCTGGTGTATGAAAGCATCGACGAGGAGGTGCGGAGGAAAACATCCCCTGGTACCCTTGTCCTTGTTGCTGGCGGAATTGTAGGCAAGATATTCATCGGAACGGCCAAAGAGGCTGGAGGGGTGGCGCTGGACCTTGGCAGTGTCATGGACGAATGGCTTGAAGCCGGTATTCATTCCCTCCATTGAAAAAGGAATATGACATGCGCTGGTTTTGGCGGAAAGAAGAAGGCGTAGAAGAAGACGTCGCGGAATTACCCGAAGCGGAAGAGGCGGTCGAAGTTTATGTCGCGTCAGACCCAGAAGACGAGGATCTCGACTTTGAGAGTGACGCGACCATGGATGACGTCGTTTTCCAATCTCAGGTGCCCGAGAGGTTCACGTGACCGTCAAGCGTCGATAGCCGCGAACATCTTCCACGTTCCAGGTGAGCCGGCCGCGACGCAGATGCGACCAGCCTTTCCGGATGCCGCCGCGCCCGTGTCCCACAAGATATCGCCTTGCCGCCACGAACCGGTCGCAGGTGCAGCGCTGCTATACCCGATGCGACGATCCCCAACTGTCGTGGAATAGTACCCGGCCGTGCCGGAAACCCTCCCCGTCGCGCCGGCCGGCAAGAGCGGCCCCCACCAGTTATCCGCGATGATGTGATCTTCATCGGCGGTGTTTGACGGGGCGAACTTGTTGATTGCCGAGGTTTGGGCGTTATGGAACTCGTTCCCGGTAACGATTGCACCAACCGTATCCCCGAACAGGTAGATATTGTGTCGCATCTTCGTCGAATCGTCGGGATTGTTTTCGAAGGAGTTGCCGCGGATTTTGATGTGCGAGCACCCATCCGTCATGCGGATGTTGACGCACGACGAATTATCTAGCTGACCACCTTCAGTGAATTCGCAATCCTCGACGCTGAACCGCCTCGCAGCCCGAAGCTGGACATCATACAACCCGCTGCGTCGGAAATGGCGGCCGCGAATGCGTGATTTTCTCGCCCTGCCGCTGGAGCTGTTATTTACCTGATAGCCGGTGTGGAACCCTTCGGCGTAGCCGGTGTGCTCGATGTCACCGGTGTATTTTTCAACGGTCGCGCCAGCCCCCGACGCAGCGGCAACGAAGCTTGGCGTTATCGAAAGCGTGACAGGATCGGTCGACTGCATCGCGGCCTTGGTAAGCACCATCGTGCGGCCCCCGACGTTGATCGTGGAACCTGCGACAACATCAAACGACAGAGACGTCAAAGTGACCGACGTCGCACCAACTGTCAGAGCCGCGCCCAGCGTGTGCGCTGCGCTCTGTCCGGTCAGCCTCGTCCCGATGCAGCTTGTATTGTAATCCGTACGCAGGCAGATATCGACGGTGTCGAGCTCGATCTTCTTCCCGCATCCGACCAACTCATGAGCGAACGGTACAACCGTCTTGCCGCTCAGCTTGAAATCATCGCAAGCTTGCAGGAAGACTGCCGGCGTGAAGTTCGAGGTAGACGCCCCAGTTCCGTGAGACACGTCGATACCGTTCACCCTTACGCCCGTCATGAGTCGGCAATCGAATGCCCGGGTGTTCGTGCTGCTCAACGGCCCGCGTTCGATCACCAGGTTGTTGAAGGTGACAAGCGAGCCTTCATTGATAGCCAGCCAAAGTGCACCAGCGCGAGTGCCAGAAGCTCCGGAAAGCTGAACACCTGCGATCTCGTAATTCTTGATGGTGCAATTGTCGAACACGATGTTCTTCAATACCTGCCCGACGCTGTCTCCCTGCGCCACCAATCCGCCGACGTCTCCGGCAGCTACAACGATCGGTATACGAACGCCGCTCGCGAAAACATTGCGGCAATCTATATTGTGGCCACCTGAGACATAAACGCAGCCGAGCGCTGCGTCGGGAAGCGGGTTTTCGAAGAATACGCCGTCGATCAGAAGACGGCGCGGGTGCCACGACTGCGTCACAGCACCGGTGTCGGGAGCGGTCGGGTCGAAGTTCCCTCCCCAATGGATCATCATCGCATAAGAAATGAAACCGCTGTATTTGAAGTTCTTGAACGTGCAATCGTGAACGTTCCCATAGATCCCGAAGATGCTCCTCCGCCCGACACCTGCATCTACCCCCACGAACTCCAGATTGCTGAGATGGATGTTCGTGTATTCCTTCCCCGTCGTTGCGTACTGGCCAACAACGACCGCATTGTTGAATTCGCCGCTGATGGCTCCGGCCGTCACTCCGCGCTCAAAACGGAAGAAGTGCATCCCGCCGTTTGACTCCGGTGCGAAGCCGCGCGCGCCATTCATGTCGGTGCCACCCGCGAGCGTCTGCTTGAAAGTCGCCATGCCGGGAACGGCCACGAATGTGCTGTACACCGGAATAGTGCCTTCAACGACGATGTCGGCTGCCGGGAAGCGAATTTCCTTTCCTGCGAAGTCCTGAGAACCGGCCAAGACGACGGCAGATGTATCGTTCGTGGTTCCGTCGCATATCGCGCCGAGAGAACGAATGTGGATGACGTCACCCGAAATTTCCCACCAGGCGCCATCAGCCGATTGGAACTTCGCGGCGTGCGCAGGCTCTGACGAAACCTTCTGATAGGTCGCTGGCGCATACCGCGACGAGCTGGACCAACGAGAAATCGTTACGTCAGAGACGCCTGAAAGATCCTGTGCGGCCGCAACGGCTCGGGTGGCATATGTAGCGATGCTGCTCGCCGCAGCGACTGCGACGGTGGCAGCAGCCTCTGCTTGAGCAACGAGAGCAGCACTAGCCAGATCGCTCACAAGCCTGAACGTCGAGCCCGAAACGATGCCCATGACGATCATGCCGGAAGTCAGACCGCCGGCCGCAACGTCATTGCCGCTGTTCGTCTTTATCGTGAGGGCGGAGCCCCCGTTGAAGGAGACGGTAACCGGCGAAGCCGTGTTAGCCTCGAAGACGTTCATCCAAACGAGAGCGGATCCCGATACAGGAATGGACGTTGTCGCCTGAATAGCGTTCGGAGTGCCGGCGCCAACGTCGCTTGCGATGATGAACGAAAATGGAAGATCGGCGACACGATTCCACGATCCGGTGCCTTCTACGCCGATCTTCTGGTAGATGCCGTTGTTGTCCACTACCGGGTCACCGATGACCCAGGCCATAGTCGCGGGGGGACGGCTAAGCTGTGCGTCAAGACTGGCGCGAAGCGTATAGACCAGTCCGCCGTTCGCCGTGAACGCCGTGATGATGCTCTCGACCCACGTTCCCCAGGCGCGGATATCCGCCTTCTTCGGATCGTACTCTTCTGACGAAGGAACCCCGTCCGTGTTGTAGTCGCGCCAGATGGTGTTTGCGGTTTGAACCATGAAAGTCCCCATGCGAAGGCGCTCCGGCGAATGCCAGAGGCGAATTGGTGATGTGATTGCGGATCAGATCGTCAGGTGACGATGGCGGAACCGGTTGCTACAGCGGCGGCCGGTTTGCCGGATGGATTGATCGCTTCGACGAAGCCGTAATAGGCGCCGGCAGAAAGGCCGGTCACCGTACGTGCGTCATTGGCGGCGGCTGCGCCGTATTCAGTCGCGACCAAGGTCGATGTGGCGAAATCGTTCGCCGTATTCAGGTACAGCCTCGAGGCGTAATAGTTCGGCGAGTTTGGAGCCGTCCAATCGAAGGTCACCTCGCCTACTCCGCCCGTCAGCGACGGGTTAGTCGCCGGGCCGGGCGCCACCGGGTCGGCCGTCGCTGTGCGGACCTGGTAATCAGTCCACTCGGAACTCGCTCCGTTCGACCAGGCGCGAAGCCGGAACTTGTATTGGACGCCGTCGGACAGATAGCCGGAGCGGACCTCGGCATCGCCAGTCTTCGACATGGCCGACCGCGCCGGCTCGATTTCCGACGTTGGCTGCCATTCCAGCTCATAGAGAAGCGCGTCGGACACGAAATCCCACGTTGCCTGGCCGAAGGCCGCTGTCTGGCCACCGGTAACCACCTCGGTATCGATCGTCACGTCGAAGTTGATCGGGGTCGGGACGCCGCCGGGGGGCAGCGGATCGACATTCGCCCCCGGGACGCCCTCTTCCGTCGCCGCGTTGAAGGCGTAGAGGTTGCTAGGCACGATTATGCCGGAGAACTCGACAGTGAGATTTCGCAACGACAGCTTCGGCGTCGATGTGATCTCGACGATGACTTCCGTCATCCTGGGCGGGTAGTGCACGCGCACGAAGCGCCGATAGGGCACTTTCTTGGCTGCATGGTAGTCTGCGACGATCGTTACGCGCGGCGCGTTCTTGCGGATATATTTCAGTTTCTGCAGGCGGGCGCAGTGGTTGTGGCTTTGGATCGCCTGATTGTCGACGGTCGCCGTCCGTTCCGTGTCCTCGCCGATGTACGGATCGCCGTAGATCGCGGCGTCTACGGTGTTGAAGCGGTTCGCCGGGTCGGTCCACCGGCCGCGGACAGCAAGGACGGTCGACGAGCGGCGCTGATTGGCGTCGAAGGTGACGCGCTTGATGTCGTTTCCTGCGAGCCGAATATCCGGCTCGACGAATTCGCCAGCGTGCACACCAATGAGACCGTCCGGGCGCTCATAGACGACGAGTTCGGCCGCCTCGTCCATCAGCCGCCCGACCTGAACGGGATCGTTCTCGGCGCGAAACCAAAAGCCGCCGTGATAGCGCTTTTCCGTGCCACCGCTGCGGTTGGTGACGTTCTGGTCGCCGACGTTCGCCGCGTTGCTCCAGTCCGGCAGATACATGTCGGAAAGGCTCAGCTTGCCGCCGACCGGATCCGTAAGGTGCCAAAGGCGCATCAGCGCGATGTTCGTCGAGAATGCCGTGTTGGCCGTACGCGGGTCGTATAACCTCATACCGTCGCCGACGGCCGAATGCTGCGGCATCTGGTTCGGGTAGACCTTCAGGTATCTTTCCGAGCTGACGCCTGCAGCCGACATCCGGACGGAGGCAAGACCGTCGCCGCGGTGATTGTTTGTCCAAATGCCGGAGAAAGCTGCGACTACATCCGCATAGGCTGTCTCAGCAGCCAAACCGAGGCGCGACAGGATCTGCACCTTGCTGCCGAAATGCGACGGCGCCGTAACAAAGCCGTTGGCATCGAGCGTCACGGCCTCGTCGTGCAGGTAATGAGTCGCATAGCCCTGGATGCGGTGTGCTGCCCAAACGAGAATGTGATAGGCGGTGCCGTTCTTTTCCCCGAGGAAGACATAATCGCTGCCCTTCTTCACCCGGCCGAGCACGTAGGCAAGGGAAGGTACCGACTGCTTCAGGTTATAGCTGCCATCCTCCGGCTTCGGGACGGCCGGCTTGGAGACGAGCATGCCCTGCAGCGCGGCCGCACCATATGCGAGGCCGCCGTACGCCAGCGCAGAGAGACCGAGATAGACGAGGTTCGACAGCGCGACGCTCGTCGTGCCCAGTGATGCGATGACCACCAGGGCGATTGTATCGATGATGCCTGGCATGTCTCAGATCATCCAGATTGCGAGGGGAGCGGCCGTCATGAAGCCGACGCCGTTTTTAAAGCGGACGTTCCAGCGCTCGCCATCATGGATGGCGCCGAACTGCCGGTGAATGTTGCTGGCGCTTCCGATCACGCCGATCGCGCCGCAGCGCGGCTGCTGGAGCAGCTTTCCGCGAATGCGGGCGACACAGGAGCCCACGACAGCCGGAACGTTCCCTGCCCGCTCGATGATGACCCTGAAGCCCTCTTCGCTGTCATAGGCGCCGCGCAAGTGCTGCGCCGGATCCGCATGGCCCAGCCAGATCGCCCAGGCGGCGAGGAAGAGGCAGCAATCCACCTGCCCTGGCTGCCACACCTTCTCGCGATAGGCGGCAAGGAATTGCTCGAGCGTGCGTTCCATGCGTCACCAGTTCGGCCAACGAATTGTCAGGTCGATAAGCGTCGGCATGCGCTCGCAGAAGCGGTCCGCCGGCGCTGATGGGTTGAGCAGCTTTGACCGTGCCTTCTGGTCGACGTCGGAGAGCACCGCCCCGTTCGCCAGTGTGCGGAGCGTGAACCGGTTGGTGATCTCGACGGTGATCGTCGACATGATCTGCTCGTCGCCGGCCGCGTCATCGAAAATGATGTCGTCGATCGTGCCGGTGAATTTGACATCCGCGGCGCCGACCGGCTGGTCGAGTTCATCGCAGTCCTGGATAAGCACGCGCACACGCGTTCCGATGATCTCGCCAGCCTGGTAGTCACCCCAGATCGTGTCGGCCGTCGACTTGTCGATGCCAGAGAGTGTGAGCGGGAGCGTGAAAGCCTCCGCGTTGATCGCGAGCTGTAATTGATCAAGCGCCGAATCAGTCAGCACACACGGCCGCCAGATATTGCCGTCGCCATCGACAAAAGGGCCGCCAGAGCCGTCCCAAAGCCGAACGGTCTTCGACGGGAAGTCGAGCTGGGCAAGGATGCGAAGAGATTTGACTGCCATCACGCCACCAGCGAAGCCCAATAGTCGGTTGCCTCGACGAAGGAGACGGAGCGCTGCTCGAACTGGATCGAGTTGACGCCGGCATCCATGCCGCGATCATCGGCCAGCCGCGAAAGGCAGGTCGGCATGTCGAATTCCAGATCGGCCCCGGCCGGGATCAGCGCACGCACCGTCGGCGAGATCGGAAGCGTCCAGATGTCGCCGTCGATCGAAATCACCGGGCCGGTCTTGTAAAGCGCATGCTCGTATGAGAACCGGACACCGACGAGGTCGGATGCCGCGTTGATGATCCGGAGCCTGATGGTGGTTGCACCCAGCGGAGTGACGCCGTCGGTCACGACCGAGATCGCTCCCTGTTGATATTGGCTGCCATCACTGAACGGCGCGCCGTCGCTGTGCGGCACTCTGATGATCGGCTCGTAATCGCCGGAAACGTAAGGCGCCGTGTCTCGGGACCACGCCGGAACGGCAATGAGCCCTGCCCGGCCGCCGAGCTTCTGGCTTATCGCTTCCCACGTTCTGCGCTGCGCGGAGCTATAGGTTGCCACGTCGATGAGGTCGATCGCCCAGTAACCGAGGTCAGTCCTGGTTGCCGGCTCGACGCCGCCGAGCGACTTGCCGCCCGATCTCGTATAAGGAACGATGTTCGGGCGGCATTCTTCCGGCGTCAGAAGATTGACGGGCCAAGTGATGATGTCTGCCATTCTCAAGCCGTCCTATAGTCGCCGCCGGCGGTCTCTTGCTGATACTTCGCCACGGCCGCCGGCGCCTGCCGGTTGGCCTCATTCACCGAAGCGGCGATGATCTGGGGCGACGCGTCCTTGATCTTCTGGCCGGACACCTCGCCAGCCACTTCCGTCATGACAGGAACGAGGTTGCCGTTGCGGACTTCGCTAACGGTGCGCACGATGATCACGCCGCCGGCGTTCTGGTTGGCTGCCGGCATGACGGGGGTTACATTGCCGCCCGACTGGTAGCCCTTTGCCGAGCGGTGCATTGCGTCGAGGTTGCGGACGCCGATCTTGTCGGTTGCTCGCTTGGAGAAGACGTATTCGCCGCCGTGGACCACACCCGCGACCGCAGAAGCGGCGCCCTTCCCGGTGTATCCACCCGACGCGAAGCCGAAGATTTTCCCAATGCCGCCGAGGATGGAGCCGAACAAACCGCCTCCCCCTCCTGTGCCAGCGCCGTTCAGAGAAAACAGCGCGTTTACAAGTTCGTCCTCGACTTTGCTGATGATCTTGTCGAGCACGTTCAGTGCGGCTTTGCCGAACGATTTCCAGAAACCCTCGCCATTGGCGAGACCGGACCGGAGATCGGAAAGAAACCCCTTCGTGGCATCCTTGGCGAAGTCGAGCGCTTCCTTTGCGTTCTTGGTGGCGACCTCGGTCGCGGCCATTTGAGCGGCGAGGCCGGACAGTTCCGTCTTCTGCGCCGCAGTAAGCTCGATACCCTTCTGCTGCGCCTGGTTGAGCAGGTCCGTCTCGTATTTCAGGGCAAGCGCCGCCTGCTCAGTCATGCCGAGCGCCTCTTGCTCCGCCTTCAGCGAGGCAATGCGCCGGTTCGCACCATCGACGATGTCGGAGTATTTCTCAGCTTCGGTCTTGCCACCGCCGCTGCCCTTCTTCTTCGACTTTTCATCGACTGTCGTGATGTCCTTGGCGAGCTCCTTGAGCTTAGCCGATGCAGTTGATGCCCCACGGGAAATTGCCTCTCCGAACCCGCCGATATAATCCGTTCCAGAAATCGCTTTCTGGTTGGCGGCGCTCAGTTCGTTCAGTGCCGGAGCAAGCGCGTCCGCATATGGATTCTGCATCTCTTCGAATTGGGGGGCGTCGATCGTATTGCCCAATTCTGGAGTGGCATTAGGGTCCATCCCGCTGCCGACAGCGCCGCCAAGCTTGAACACTGTCTTGACGCTCGCGATCAATCTATTGAGGCCGGAAACACTGGCCGCAACGATTGCATTGACCGCTCTAATCGCCATGTTCGCCGCGCCAACAGCGGCAGCGCCGATCACGTTCGGGAAATTCGCCCAAACCATCTTGATGTCGTTGTACGCGGCAACGAATGCGCCAATGATAAAGTTCGCAGCGTTCTTTGCGTCGGCGACGATATCCCGCCCGAAAATCTGCGCCAGCTCATCCCGAAAGATGTTCGCCGCAACAACAGCGGCCGAGATCCCTAGAATGAGCGCGCCGGCCGGGTTTGCCGCCGCCATAGAGGCTGCGGCGGCGACGGCGGCGACAGACAGGCGCGCCAGCAGCGCAATCAGGCTGACGATGCCGCCGACGATCGCGGGCGCATAGAGTAGAGCCAGAGCGGCCGCCGCGCCGACCGCGTAAGGCGCGATCGTCTGCAGAACACCGGCCAAGCCGGTGAGAGCAGAAGCAGCGAGCTTGCCCCAGTCGACCATTTGCAATCCGGCTGCGGCCAAACCCACAATGGCGATCGTCACCAGGCTCACCGGAGAGATGACGGACAGGAACGCTTGTCCAAGAGCCTTCACGGCTCCGGCCGCTCCCATCGGGCCAAGCACGGCACTGATCTGCGTGCCCTGCTGCAGAGCGATCTGCATCGGGCTCATCGACATGGCGGCAGAAACGCCGATGTCCTGGAACTGGGCGGCCAGATTGCCGACGTGGCCGGCCGCGCCCTGCATCCCCCTGATATTCTGGTTTGCCGCCTGATTGTGGAGCCGCATAGCGCCGGCGGCCTTGTTCGCCGCGGCAGCTTCTGCATTCAACGCGGTGGCATGGGCGTTGGCAGCATTTGCCGCCATCTGACCTGCCTTGCTGCTCGATGGGCCAATCCCCTCGACCGCAGACTCCGCCCGCTTTGCCGCACCGGTGAGCTTGTCGAGCTTGCTGGTCGCCTGATCGACACCGGTTGTCTTCGCCTCAATCCCGAGGGTGGCAAGTTCGGCCATGGTCAGTCCCTCTTGCGCTTGACGACGCGACGATCCTTCGCAGCACCGCGGATCCTGAGCTTCGCCTCGGCGACGTCGGATTCGGTGGGTTGCCGATGGGCAACGTCAGGTTTGCCGGTCTTGTTGATGATGGAGAGAACGACCTGATCCATGCGCCGGATCACCGACAGTTCCCACGGATCGATCAGGGCACCGGTGAGACGGCAGAATGCCTCTATCTCACCGAAGCTGATGGGGTTGGCTGAAAAGCCGGATTGACGGCTGTTGTGGAGCTCCACGAACCAATCCCAGATGTGGACGCCGAAGACCGGCTCTTCTGGCGGGGGATCATTCTTGCGCCGGGGCGCGAAATGCGCAGCCGCAAAGGCGATCAGGTCCTCTGCGACCGCTTCGTAAAATTCGCGTCCTCGTCGGCCGCCTTGTCAACCTGCTCGGCAATGAAGAAATACCGAGGATCGGAGATGATCTGCAGGATGTTCTCCGGCGTGCACTCTACGGCCGCTCCGTCGCGGGTCATGTTCCAGGAGACGATTGAAGCGGCAACGATTTCGTTCGTCCTCTCCTCGACTTCCTCGACCGTGCCGACCCGCTTCGGGTTCTTTTTGTTTTCGCGGATGGCAGCATTCGCTAGCCGCCGCTGGACGCGCTTCACGCGCTCCGATCGATAGGAGACGATCTCGACCACAAGACCGGTCTTGTCGCCGGTGATCGGGTGACGGATCTCGAGCGGGAATGCCTGCTCGAAATCGAACGAGAGTTCCTTTTCGAACTTTGCAAGATCGAAGGACATGAATGCTCCTTACGGCGTGACTTCGGGGTCGACGGTGATGATGTGGGTGTTGATGCCGATGTTCGCGGTGCGCCGCAGGACGTTGTCGCCTGTCCCGACGTTCTTCCGGAACGACATGACCAGGCCACGGAAGTAATCGACGCTGTTGGAATATGTCGCGTCGGGGGCGTCCTCGTATTCGATCTTGAAATTGTAGAGGAACTTCGTCTGCTCTGCGGCGCGCAGCGCGACCTGACCAGGATCAAGCGGATCATCGCCGACGACGAGCGCCATGGTGCCGGCATCGCGCGCGCCTTTCAGGTGGCGGACACGGCTGTCGGAGAGTGACTGGAAGGTCACGTCCGCGCTTTCGTCGCCGAGCTCGCCGCCGTCTTCGACCTCGCCGATTTCGATCCAGGTCAGGGCCTCGAAGGCGGCGAGCGCGGTGGCATCGGAGGTGTAATCGATCGAGGTCGTCCCGCCAATGAAATAGCGGGCCCCGGTGGCAGTCGTGATTGTCATTGGAGCTATCCTTGCTGGTTAGGCTGCGAAGGTTTCGTACTGGATGGTCACGGGGACCATCAGGGAGCCGTTGCTGGGCGGGAGCGGGATTGCGTACGGCTTGCGGTTGACCTTCACCTTCACGCCGCTCTCGTAGAGGATCAGGTCTTTCGGGAAGTGGGCGATGATCTGGTCGGCGCGCTGCAACGGCACGACGATGCCGGTACCGCTACCGTAGTGGACGGTTACCTGCATGATGCCGCGGTGCTGCTGCCGACCAGGTCCGACGGTCCGGGTGGTGGTCGCGTTGGGAAGGAAGGTCACCTCCAGATAATCTTTCGGCTTGGTTTGTCCGGCCGGCGGGAAAGCCACATTCGGCGCGGCGATCGCTTGGGCCGGCGTGAGGGTTAGGGCGAGCAGCCGATCCATTAGGGCTTTGAAGATGTTCGCTTCCACACCTGTGGGCATTCGTGTAATCCTTCCCGGCGATGGCCGATAAGCTCTCCGACGATCAGGTTTACGAGCGGCTCCATGCCGCCTATCTCGCCCTCGGGCGCGAGGAAGGTGAAACAGTGCGAGGCGATACGGCGTTGAAAGCGGCCCGACGGGCTCTGACGTTGCTACAGATGGGCCACCTCGCCGCGCAGGACGCCGGGACTGATAAGAACCAAGCCGTCAAAGCCCAAGACGACGCTTGAGCTCTCCCACCTTGCGATCGACGATCCCCTGCCATTGTTGGGCTGCGCCGCGCACGAATGCGTCAGGCGGCTGCCCATTGGCGCCGAACTCCCGATAGACGGCATAGCCGGCCGTGAACCCGACATAGATGGTGTCGTTGACGTCGGCGCCGAGGATGACAGCCTCGATCTGGCCGAAGTCGAAGGCGTAGCTCGCGCCGTCTGTCGGCCCGGAGCCCCGATTGATCGTCGGCATGGCCGTGGTCGAAGCCAACGCCGACGCACGTAGAAAGCCAGTATCCACGCGCATCCGACCGCCGGCACCCGTCGGCTTGAGCATTTCCTCTGTCACGTCATGGACAGTTTCTTTAAACACCGCCTCGACGGCGCCCGGGATCTTCTCGGCAAAGGCCGCCACGGTGGCGCTGAACGACAGTTTGGCCATCAGACGACCTCAGCACGGTACCGGCGAACGACCGCGCCGATGTGATCGACCTTGTATTCCAGGCGGCACCTGCAGCCGGAGATTTCCGAAATCGGCGCGCGCGGGTCGCCGGGGAACCGGAGAAGCGCGCCGGACGGGCTCTGAAACACCTCATCCACGCCAACGCTTTTGCCGTTCAGAACACGATGTGTGTGCCGCACGCGGCTGTCGCCGGCCGACCGCCATACCTTGGTGACGTCCTGTGCCTGCACCTTTCCGGCCTCGATCTGCTGGCGCATCGCCTCGTCGCGCGCGGAGCTGAGCGCCATCATCGTTTCAGTGCGCGACAGCATCTCACCGCGGAGAAGCAGGTTCTTGTCGCGCAGCCGGCCGATGATGCGAGCGAGCGCCTCGCCGGTGACCGGCTTGCCTGCTTTGATCCCAGCCAGAACGGTCCGGTCGAAGCGCTTGTCGCGCGTCTTGAGCTCGAAGTACCGGTTCATCAGTTCGGGGTCGCCGGATGCGAGATGCGTGCTAGCCCGCTCGATGAACTCGATCTGGTATTGGGTCAGGCCGATGACGCCACCTTCTCGACGACCAGTGACGCGGTTCTGCCGGCCGACCACATCGAGCGCTGTAGCTCTCGGGTTTGCGCCGCGTGCAAGCCCCTGCTCCAGCGCCTGGCGGATGCCCTGCCGCTGGTCATCGGTGATATGCGTGACCATCGTCGATGACAGATCGCGGAGGATCGCCTCGGCAACGGGATTGCGGACGCCGAAGCGCCAGATCACGCGGTTGCCCTGCGGGTCCATGACCTTTGGCAACTCGCCGACAGCATTGGTGCCGCCGGCGTTGAACGCCTCCTGCAGCGCGATCTCCAGGGCAGAGAATGCCTCGGGCTCGATCTGCATTGCCTCGACCGCACCGTTGATGTCGCCACGCTCGAGACGCTCGATCACGCGCGCCAGCACAACCGAAGAGCGGATTTCGCCGATCGCCTCGCGGAATGCAGCCGCGAAGCGCGGTTCATACGTGGCGAGCAGCTCGTCGAATGTCACGGCGCCGCCTTGGCGATCTGCTTCTCTGCCGTCTGATTGGCAGGCTTCACCAGCCCCATCTTCTCCAGCGCGGCCGCCTTGACTGGCGTCAGATCCGGCTTGTCGCCGATGTTATAGCGCTCGAAGGGCTTCACGACTTCGACCTTGATCTTGCTCATTTGTGGAATCCTTCCGTGCGAACCTGCGTTATGCGGCTGCCCTATAAAAAAGGCCCGCCGAAGCGAGCCGAGGATTGTTCTAGGGTGATGTCTCAACCAAACCAGACTTTGCTAATCCTTGCGTCCCTTAAAACGATGTTTACGCGCTGCGGCAAATAGTCGAGCGTGTACATATCACCCTCGTTGTAAACGCGACATTTGCGCCCGATGAGTTCGGAAATCTGTGTCGGTGCCGATCCTACTTGCGTTAGCGCCGCCAACACGTTTGAGAATGCCCTCTCGGCAGCCTCTGCATCTTTCTGATGCAAGACTACCCAGGGCCACGGCACAAAATCATCTCCTTCTTTCCCCTTCTTCATCGGCCACGGGACGGGGTCATCGCCAGCTCTCTCCAGGGGCCAGGGTGAGACTGGGTCCGATGGATTGATCACGATCCTAGTATCCGGATCGACCTCGAATCCCGAGGGCCCCGCAACACCTGAGAAAAGCAGGGAGAGACCTTCCGGTGTAATCTTGTATGCATTGCGATTCCCAGTCGGAATTCCACATCGGTCCAGCACCGGCCCTACTGGGCCGCGCTTCTCTTCTGCGAGAACATTCCGCGCACCGATCAGCGCCTCAAGTTCCGATCGCATATCGGCCAGAGAGATTTCCGTCTCACTTGCAGGAATGCAATTGATCGTCCCATCCGCTTTATAAACCCAAATCTCCGTCATGATTTTTCTCCCACAATTTTGGTTGCGGATACATGAAATCACAACTTGCTAAAATAGCTAATCACGATTTTTGCTAAGCCACCCTTCCCTGAACGATGAGCACGACGGGCGTGATGCCGTCGTACTTGTTCGGGTCCCCGTTGATGATTGCGTAATCGGCGCCGTTGGCAGTTACGACATCGCCGACGGTCGGCTCGATCGGCAGTCCCACCGCGGAGATGTAAATCTGCATGTCACCGGTCTGGATCACTGTGCCGTCGATGGATCGGGCCTCGTAGGCCATCGGGACCAGGGTGGCCGGGTACGGCGTAGGCACAGGCTCCCCGCCGTAGACAGGATCCGGAGGTTCAAGGCGCGTCACGGTGCCGGTCTGGCCGTACTTGGCAATTAGGCGCTGCGCTGTCGCCTGCAGGCGGGTGTAGAGCGGGTTAGGCACAGCGGCCCGCCTTCTGAGTAACGGCCACGCCAAAAAGGTTAACGGTTGCCATAGACGAACATCTCTCGCTCTGGTTTAATCCCTGTGGGGAAATGGAGGGGGAACGATGAGCTTCAGAAATTTAAGTGTTTTTGCACTTTGCGGCGGCATTCTTGGCGGATGCACAACGCCGAACCAGGTTGCTACACCGTCGGACGTCACCCTAAGATCAGCAGTGATTGAACTGACGGATACGTTGTACCTCGCGCAGATGAGAGCGGCAGGGCGACCAAAGACCGGGCTAATTGCCGACTCTGCGGTGGTCGAGTTCAACATCGCCGCAAAGGCTACTAACAAGGCAAACGCCAACGCCGGTGGAGAGGGTATCCCGCTTGGCGTAGGGGGCACCCTTGGTCTTTCAGTGGCGAATGAGGCCTACTCCGAAGGCAGTCGCGGCAATAAAATTACCTTGACGTTCAAGAACATCGCGACAGCCGATTATTCCAAAGGTGGGGCCGCTATCGCTGATAGGTGCTTGCGTACGCCTCAGCCACCGGGATGCCCACCAATCATCATGAACATCCCGCCCTTATGATCTAGACGACTAGAATGCCAGGCAGAACCGGCATCAGGAACGGCCACCGCAGCTCATCAAACGCAGCCGATCAGTAGCGGGCGAGCGCTGTAACAGACGTGTTACCCGAGGAGGCAACAAGGAGGTTGTGCAAAATGCCGTCGATGACGGCGAATGTCGGCTTCGGAGCGATTGCGGAGGCAGTCTGATATTCTGTCTCTTCCTCGATTGAGCCCACCCTTACACGTTCCGCTTTGACAGGTGCCTTGCCGTCAAAGTCAGGCGCGAGGGAACCGGGCTTAACCAGCTCGCGCAGCGCAGCCTCATAGGCTGCCTCATCGATCTCGGTCGGCACTTCATCGGGGGCGATCTCCTCGCCTGCAGCATCCTCCGCGTCGGTGCGCGGCCACTCGCGCTCCTGACTGCGACCGCCCGTCTTCTTGCCCGAGAAACGGTAACGGTAGGTGTTGTCGACCCAAACGGAGCCGCGAAGCAGCGCGGATTGTTTGGCTTCGTCGTCGCCGGTCGATGCCCACGCAGCATTTCCTCGTTCCTGATGATAGGCGAGCGCGTCAGCGAGAGTGCCGTAGTGTTCAGCCATCGGGCAGACCTCTGGTATTCTTCATGGCAAGTAGGAGTTCCTGCATGATCGACTGCATGGAATATCCTTCCAGTCGTCAACGAGAAACCGATAGCGCGGTGGCCGCCCTCGAGCGGCCACTCATTGTTTGAGGAACGCTTCAGCCGCGCCGTTTCAACTCGGCATCGATCGCAGCATTGGCTTCCTCGCCATTACTGATCGGATCGTCACTGAGCTTGGATGCGAGCGACCGGCGCTCCTGCCAAGTGAGATCGCGCCAGTTGGCGGGGATTTCCACCTTGGATCGCTCATCGCTTAAACCAATACCATCAACCAGCTGATCGCCCACGATCTTCTGAGCGCCGGGGATCACTGCCACGCCAGCCTGATCGATGGTCTGCGCAGGCTTGCCGGTCGAAACATCGGTGTTGCTGGCCTTGATGCCGATGCCCCCGACAGCAGCGACTTCAGCATTGGCGGGGAAGCTTCCTTCACTGTCGGCAAGGGCGCGGCTGGTGCCTTCAGGGTCGGGCTTGATCGGCTCGATCTCGGTCAGAGCAGTGGAAGACTGACGTGCAGCCTTCTCCGCCTGTTCGGCCATCTTGTCGAATGCATTGGCGAGCCGGTCGACTGCGGAGCCGCCGAGCCGGTTTGCGCGGGAACGCAGGATCTGCGCGCGGCTCTCGTCACGACGTGCGATCGCCTCCGCAAGAAGCGGATCGTTCTCATGATCGGTCATGATATTTCTCCAGATTGAGGGTGATGTGGAGAGGGGCCCGAAGCCCCTATCCTCAGCCGTTGGTGACGACGGCAACCATGCGGACGAGCTTCGGATCGTATACGCGCGTCCAATTGGTGCCGGTGGCGAGTTCGGCGTCGGTCACGCCGGAAGGCGATGCAGGCGTGCCGCTGAAGGAAACGCCGCGCGGGTGCATGACCCAGTGGCGGCGGTACCAAACCGTCTCGACGCCTTCACCGTTACCGGCGGCTGCGACGCTGTCTATCTCGACCGGCTTCTTTGGTCCCCCCTCGCCGGTGGCTTCGGCATAGCCGATGGCGCCGTTACCGAAGAGGTAGGAGGTGTATTTGAAGCCGGAGGTGGCGCCGGCCTCGCGCGGGCACTGATCGGACACGTAGACGATCTTGTCGTCCCACATGTTGAAGTCTAGGCCCGTCGCCGGGTCCTTGAACTTCTCGATCGCACGAGCCGCCCGGAGGTTGTAGAACACCCGCGAGTGCATGAGGACGGCCGAGAGCGTCGTGCCATATTCGCCGAGCAGGGCGTAAGCATTGGCCGCGATCTCGGCATCGAGGTTGACGGGCGACACCGCGCCGTCCTCCGATGCGACATCGAGGACATTGCCAGCCATGCCGGCCGATGCGAAGACGCCACGCATCTGCTCGCCCATAATCCGCTGCTCCTCGCGAACCCAGTACTCAGCAATGAGCTGGGCAACGGCGTCGAGCGGATCTTCCGCGAGCATGGAGGCGACGAGGTTTGCCGACTGCCACCCGTTGTTGCGGCGGATCTTGCGAGCCATGTCCTGGCCCTGCGTCAGCTTGTTGGGCGTAGCTGTCTGAGCCGGGTCGTCAGTCGAGACGTTGGAGTTGCCGGTGAGGTCGTTCCAGAACGGCATCTGGACGAGATCGCCCGCGCCGTTGGCGAAACGCTGAAGCTCAGCGTCGGTGGAGACGATCGGCGAGTTGCGGATGCGCGAGAGCTGCGCGATGCGCTGGATCGTCGTAGGGAGGAAGAGCGGGCCATAGATGACGTCGCTCAGACGAGTAGTTGCCATGTCAATACTCCTGTCATTTGGAGGATGTGGGGTGGATGGTCTCGGTCACCCCACTGGGCATGACCTCGTCTGCGGTGGCGCCACTGACGCCGGGATTCACCAGTTCGGAGTGACGCCGGCGGCCTGCGCCATCTGGCGAGCCTTGGCTGCGTTCTCCTGGATGAGCTGCTGCTGCTTGGTCAGGTTCGGCTTTTTGCCGTTGCTGGTGTCCCAAGGGTTGTCGCTGAACTGCCGGCCGTCGCCGCCCTTGGCATCGCCACCAGTGGCCTTGGCAACGAAAGGCTTTCCTTCGTCCTGGCCCGCCCAGTTGCGGACGTAGTCGGTGAGCGGCGTCCGGTCATTCACGCCATCATCGGCGAAGACCTGGATAGCATCGTCGTCCTCGACGAGCTTGATCTGGCCCTTCTCCTTGAGCAGCGCCTTGGCGGCCGGCAGGAACGTCTTGTCGATTCCAGCATCAAGCAGAGCCTTCGTCAGACCGTCGTCGACCATGACGCGACGAAGCGTACCGTCGAGCTTGTTGGCGCGAGCCTCCAGCTTTTCGCGATCCTTGGCGAACTTTGCCTCGAGCTGCGTCTTCTGTGCTGCGAGCCGTTCCTCGATCTTCGGCGGCTCCTTGCCTTCCGCTTGCTGGCGGAGAGTCTCGTATGCCTCGATGTCAAAGTCTTCCGGCAGGCCTTCAAGCCGGCTTTCGGCTGCGGTCAGCTTGTCGCTGAGGGTGCGTTTCTCGCCGCGGACGCGATCGAGAGCGGACTTAAGCGCTGCGGCGCCGGGATGAGCTTCAATGCCCTCGATTGCGAGGACGAACTTGCCGTCCTTCTCCTCGTAGAGTGAGCGGTACTGCTCCTCGACACTGTCGAGGCTGTCGATGATTGCTTTAAGGGCCACTGGCCTTCTCCTATGGTAAAGCCCGCACTGCTGGGCGTGAAAAAGCCGCACTGAGGCGGCGGAAGGTGTCCTTTGAAAATGTGTGGCTAAACCGGACGGACTTGCCTTGCTAAACAGAGGCTCTCCGTCTATGCCGACAATGGGAACCAAGGAGAATAGAAGTGGCCAAAGCACCGATGACGTCCACTGCCAAAGAGCTTTACCGCGCAGCAGTCGCTATGCATGATATGACGCGTCTGGCAGCGCCCCACATCGCTGCGAAGGGCGAAACGCAGTCAGCGGTGTACTTAGGCTACTACTTCAACCTTGGTTTTGCTGTAGAACTGTACCTGAAGGCATTTCTCCGCGACGCAACTGGAGAAGATGTGTCGAAGTACGGCCACAACCTTGATGCTTTGCTGAAGGCGGCTCTCCAGAGTGGTTTCAACTACGAACCACATGCAATGACTGATATTGTGAAGATCATTGGCCCCGAGCACCGGGCTCTGCGTTTTAGATATGCAGAAGGTTCCAGTTACTTTAGCTACATCAACCAGCTCGATCTGGTCGAGGTGGCGTTAACTGCCTGCAGCAACGGAATGGCACATCTAGGCTAAGGGGGGCCCAGCGCTGCCTCCCTCTCCCTTTCGCTACCGAACCGCTCTTCGTCGATGAGCTTCAACTCCGCCTCGTGATCCCGCTCGGCGCTGGCGATCTCGCCGCGCTGCAGGTTCTCGTACAGCGTCTCGTAGGCAATGGCTCCGTTTTGCCAGAGCGAAACGAGCGAGGCGGCCTGCTCTGGCGTGAGCGTCGCGTCGACGAAGGACAGGTTCGGTCTTACTGTCACCGCATCGGGACTCTGACCGATCATCACGGCGATGTGCCGCAATGCCTTCTCCAAACCTTGCGCACTGGCTTGGGCAATGGAGGTGAGCGTTGCCGTCTCTGCCGCGAACCGAATTCGCAGCGCATCCCCACTCTCTGCCGTCTTCGTTTCAGCGCTGTTAAACAACCTGGCGCCCGACTGTGCCGCATTCTGCCGCTCGTCCAGTATCGCAATACGATGCGCATTGATGCCGGTACCGGCCGGGCCGACATACTTCACATCAGGCGTGCCCTGCTGGTCACCCTGCTTGATTGCAATGACCGCCCCTGCCCCTACGGCTGAGGGCGGATCACCATTGATGACGACGAGGGTCTCCTGCCCCGTCATGAACAGCTGCCAGCGGTAGTCGGCTGAGAGCTGGTAGAGAGCAATGGCAGATCGTGCGACACCCAGCAGCGGTGGAAGCTCCGGTACAAGCGACAGATCGCGAGCGCCGATGACGACGAACGGGATCTCGGTGAGCTTGGCATTGCCCCTGCCCGTGGGAATGACCTCGTCGCCCGGAGTCCGCTCGGTACCGGTGAAGGTCTGGACGGTGTAGCTGCCTTCTTTCATCTCCAGGACACGGAAGCGCTGCTCCTGCTCCCAGCGGAAGCCGTCACGCCTCAGACCGCTCTCATCGAGGACGAACATCGACCGATCGTCAGACCAGTTGATCAGCGATTCTGCAGAGTAACCAGCCAGCCACGGCAGGTCCGAGCCCTCTGTCGCGGCATCAGCGAGCAGAGCATAGCGCCCCGTCGTCAGCAGTTCCGCCGTGATCCGACGATGCAACGCCTCGAGCGGCAAGCCATCCTTTGTCGCCTTCTCCCAGAGCGGTTTCATTGCGTCCGGCATTTCGATCTGGGCTTCTGTGCGATGGATGACGCCCACCATGCCGTGGATCGTCGGCAATACGATCTCCGGAAACTGCGCCCGCGTCTGATAAGCGTCGTAGAGGGCACGGCCCCCGTCGGCTTGAGCCTTGAAGCCGGACGGTTGGGGGAGATACGTGATCCCGGCCGCCTTTACCTCGTTCTCTCCGCCGGCGGTGTCGCGCATCAGCGTCCATTCAGGAGCGCGAGCAGTCCATAGCGGGTGCTTGGTGTGGACGGCATCTGTCATCAGTAAAGTCCTTGCACCGTCGTTGTCGTCGTCACCGGTGGCGACGAGATAAGCGCGTTGAACGCCCTGCTCGTGCTGTCCGCGTCGTCATCATGCGCCGCCTCGGGGAAGCTCTCCAAGGCAGTGAACCAATCCTCATTCCAGCGACCTCTGATCACGAACACGTTGCCGGCCTCCGCCTGAGCAGAGAAGCCGCTGAAGCGCGTGATCTTGTCGCCGCTTTCCGGTGACGACCGGACGCTGTAACCGGCCAGCATCTTTGTCAAGGTAGCCACTTGGCTCTTGCCTGCCTGCCCAGGATCCTGCGGCAATGAGATGGACACCTGCCTGCCGTCGCCATCCGCCGTGTTCTTGATCATTCTCTCGACGCCAGCTGGCGATTGGCGATCGCGCCGATGATCCGCGACGAAATACCGACCGTCAGGGGTTTTTCCGATCAGCGTTCCGGCCGTCCAGTCCGGATCATTGCTTTCGGTCTTCGGGGTTCCCGCCAAGTCCCAGCCCCGCATCCAACGAATGTCATGTGGCGCGGCATCGACGATCTGACACCAGGCGCGCTGGAAGTAGAGACCAGCGGCCGGGCGGATCTTCCAGTTACCGCCGAGGAGCCGCTCCCGCTCTACCGTCGGCAGAGCCATGAGGCTCGCGAGATAACTCGGGTCCGCCGCCATCAGCGCGCGATTGTCGCTTAGCTTTGCCGGAACGAACGTCACCGACTTCGGCGGGATCGGCTCCTCGATGCCATCCTCATTCGGAGCGGTGTACTGCTCCAACTCCTCCGCGCTATCAGCCCAGATGATCGCATCGCCAATGCGGACGAACCACCGAAGGGAACCGGCGCGCTCTGGGATCGGCAGGCCAGTGTCCTGGTTGATCCACCAACTGATGAACTGCGCCACCCAGCTATCGGCATCAGGGTTGCAGGTGGCTCGAATGTAGGGCCGCACGCCGCTCATTGAGCGGTTACGCGAAACCATGTACCAGAACTGCTTGGCGCTGAAGTGCGTCAGCTCGTCGAAGCAAATCAGCGGGATCTGCGAGCCCTGCCAATTCAGGACGGTCTTGTCATGCTCAAGGTGAGCAAACGACACCGAGGCGCCCGATGGGAAGCTCCATTGCAGCACATGCTCTTTGGGCGAAGCGCCGATGGCCGGATAGAGCTTCTCGCTCTCATCCCAGAGACCGCCCTCGTTTCGGACCTGCACCGTGGACCGGCGGAAGAATACGGCGCCGAACTGCGGGTTGGCGATATGGCGGAGCGGCTCCATGAGCAGCGCCCATGTCTTGCCGCCGCCTGCCGAGCCGCCGTAGATTGCAATATCTGCCGGCGAGGCGAGGAAAGCTGTCTGCGGGCCCGGCTGCGGCCGGATGATCGTCTGGGCGCCCTGCCCTTGCTCAGCTCCTGCCATTGTCGGGCAACTGGAAGATCGTCACCGGCGATACTGGTACCGGCAAGTCCTTTCCATCCTTTCCCGTCAACTCGCGCCGGTTGGTATAGGCGTTGCCCACTTCCTCGGCGGCCTGCTTCATCAACGATGCCGCCAGCACCATGTTGCCCTGCGTCTCTGCCTTGTCGGCCATGCGCTGGAGAGCGCGAAGCCGAACCGCCCGGTGGCTGATGGCGATCGTGGCCGTATCCTCGAGGAACGTCTTACGCGTCTCCTCGAAGAGCAGCTTCCACTTCTCTGCGAGGTTGCTGCCGGCCCGCTTGGTCGGGTCGTATCCTTCCACCGACTGGCGAGTGATCGTCTCGCCAAATTCCTTCCTGACCGTGTCGACCACGATCGAAGGCGTGTCGAAGCAGGCGAGGCTTTGCACGATGAAGGTTTTCACCTCCTCACTGAGTTTTCCTTTTGCCATGGTTGTGTCAGGCTCCGGTCAGGTCGACTCATCACCCGAAGGCGAAAATCATTGGATGCCCTGCACCCCGTCATGAACAACACGAAGTGGGACGAACTGCGCCTGGCGATGCATGCGCTTGATAGGCGCCCGCTCTGGCGTTGCAAGGACATCAACGGCCACTATTCCGACGATGACCGCGAGTGGTTCCATCATTTTCGGTTAGGCGGTTATGCCAGCATTCGCTACGTGGACATCAAAGCTGATGATACGGCTCATAGAGATGCGATCAGAGCTGCCCTGAAAACAATTCACCTACCCGGGGAAGAGACCGAAGCTGGGTTTCGGGTGTTCGGCTACGGCCAGAAGGGCCAGGCCTTAGACTACCTCTGACCTCACGCCACCCTGAGTTGGCAGGTGCCGCAGGCATGCGCAATGTGCGCCTTCGCGATCTCTGGTGGCCGGTTGACAGCATCGACCATCGCACGGATGCCAGCTGCATCTGCCCCATAGCGACGAACGACGCCGACGAATTCCTCTACGTCATGTCCGCGGATGGTGAAGACAGGGCGGCCGGTAGACCTGCTGAACTTCGGAGCGCCGAAAGCATCCGTCTCTTGGGCGGCGTGATAGAGCTCGTGCTCGACGAGCGCCATGAACTCGGCATCACCGCACTGCCGGCAATATTCGGCGTCCAACGTGATCATGAAATCCGGGACGAAGCCAAACCACTGCTTCACCTGCATCTCTGAACGGGCCCGGGCCCACTTACCCATTGCGCCCTGAGGCTTCCCCTCTTCGCATTGGCCGATGATGCGGCGGCCCTTGCGGCTGTTCTCGACGACGGTCCAGAGGAAGCCGATCTCGGCATGCGCCAGGTGGGCATGCTCCTCGTTGTGGAGCGGCGAAGACGGGTCGAGGAAGGTTGCCTCTATCCATTCTGGCATTTCTTCGGCCGGGACGAACGCCGGAGAGTTGATGTCCTCGAAGAGAGAGGATGGCGGCTGCGGCCTCATCCTGGTTCACTCGTGCTGCCGGAAGATCAGCAGCCAGTCGTATGTCGATCTCCGGACTAAGTGATCGAGCCGATAGCCGTTGGCCGCCCACTCGTTGATGAGCGCTTCCATGCCCGGCATACCCTTGGGGCCGGAATCGTATTCAACGACACGGTAGAGCATGCATCACCTCTTTTCTAATCCTGACGAATCCCGGATAACAGCGCATGAGCCATCATCACTGCCCTTGCTGCAAACACCGGACGCTATCTGCGCGTGCCGAGTATGAAATTTGTCCGGTTTGCTTCTGGGAGGATGATGGTCAAGATGAAGCCAACTCCGAAGAGGTGAGAGGCGGACCTAATGGCGGTTTGTCACTTTCTGCTGCTCGGGCGAACTATGCGGCTTTCGGCGCGTCAGACAAACGCTTCATCACCAAGGTGAGACCTCCACTATCCACAGAGAAGTGGACCATAATTAATTAGGCTGTTCCACGCCGATGCTCATTCCTCGAACAGAGAGCATACTCCATGAAAGCCCGCTATCACGGCTTCCGAATTCTGGATCACGACAAGCAAAGTGAAGGTTGGCAGCCAGAAGATCCTGAAGACTTCGAGTTCAGCATCGATTTCTATGCAGGATGTGGAGACGGCGCGGACGCGTTCACGTCGGAAGTGTGTTCGCCGCGTCGGCTCATGAAGAAATTCGCCACCTCTGTCTGCTCTCCACAAGGCGTGCTGATCATGCCTTCGTTTGATCTCGTTGCGCTCGACGCTTTCCTTCGACAACTTTGCGAGAACACGGAGGCCCAGACCTGGGATGCACTTGCACTCAAGTTGCATGGCGCAGGGCGATGGGAGTTCGCTCATCGCACCTGAGGCGCACGCAACCGGATCAATATTTTCGCAACTCTGCCTGAAGTGCCGCCATCAGCTCGTCGACCGGCGGCGTAACCCCCTTGCCGGCCGGCGTAAAAAACACGCCTGGCAAGACACCTTCCAACTTCAACTTTGGCAAGAGCACGTCCGTCAAATCGATCAAGGTGATTGCGCGCGGCTCAAACCCTGTCCACTCGTTCAGAGCGCAGAGTTGTGCATATTCCTTCGCAGGCCACAGCGGGAAAATCGTTGTTCCGTCATCCGCTACGGAAAGAGCCCAGCCATCTCGATACAGCCCCCATACCTCCTGCCAATCGGCGATGACTTTGATAAAGTGCTCGAACCGCTCAACCCCTGGCGAGGCTAGTATTGCCTCCATCTGCCGTGGGCTTACCTTCATGAATAGTGCTCCTTTAGCCGAAGGACGCGGCTTACCAGTTGCCCTGCTGGTGAAATGATGCGGCGGTCATCGGACCGTCACCTACGCTCTCGCGTCTTACCCAGCTTGGTAAGCGCGAAACACGCGAGTGATGCGATATAGCCGATTGCTCCCGCAAAAAGTGCAACGACACCACCGAACCACTCTGCGATCCCTATTGCTACGAATCCGAAGACCGCGCCGGTGGCGACAATTTTGAATGCAAGTTTCGGGTCACCAGTTGGCAGCATGCGCACACCTTAACAACCAAGGCGCTAGTTGCAAGCTCCCGATCTGCCAACGCCGCTTACCGGCTCCCCTGCCTGCGTTACTGTGCCCGATGGCGGGCTTTCAGCTCTTCCTTCATCCGTGCCATCTCTTCAGGCGAAGGATGCTTGCCGACGAACTCGGTCATAGGCACCGACCGACCGGTGGAGAGGCGATAGAGAAGGACGCCGGTCTTGCGCTTGTGCTTGGTAAGACCGATCACCATACCTTGCGAGCGATCGTCGCCCCACTCGGCATGGTGGAATTCGCCAAAAGCGCGAACATCCTTTGGGTCGAAGCCTGTCTTGTCCCTGATCGCAACATCAGCCTCGTAGAGGCCCATCATCGCGTTGGTCTTGGCGAACGCGCCGAAATGCCGTTTGGCGGCCTCGTCATAGGCCATTGCCGCTTCAACTTCGGCGTCAAACAGGCCGACCACCAAGGGTTCACCGCTTACGGTGATGTGTGCTGCCCAGCGGCCGGAACTGGTCAGCGTGACGCCCTTGAACTTGGATGTCGTCTCACCAATCCGCTTGAACGAGTTCTGCGCATTCTCGGTAGCAGATGCCGGCCGAAGATTGCGCTTCCGGCAATCAAGGCCGTTTCCGTTCTCATGGTCGACGCGCTGGCCGGGCTCAACGCGCAGAATGAACGCATGGAGGCTGCTATGATGCTTCGGCAAGGTCGCGAGCGATGTCGCCCTGACATAGAACGTTCTGCCAGACGGCGCAGCGCACCACTTTCGGCTGGCGACGCGCTCCAGGTCATCAACGTCGACGAGGGCGAAGAGCCGCTTCCGGCCGGCAGATTTCTGCAACGGGATATATGCGGTATCGCCCTTTACGAAAGCCATTCAGGCACAAGCCTCCACGCGGTGTAATTCACATCCGCTTAAGGGCGACACCTCTTGGACGACTATAGAAGCCCCAAAGGAACAGGCGTCAAACAAATCACTTGACACTGGAATTTAAGCAATTTTCTCGGCGTACTCAACCGGAATTTCCACAGAAACGAGCCCTTCCAGAGTTTCCACGACTGTTTTCAATGTCTTTCGGCCCGTTGCGTCAAGAACGCGGGCAACCATGCCGCCGAGGAGTTGATGATCACCGGTTATTCGAACCAGAGACTTGCACGGGAACATGTCGCGCAACTGCTTCTTTGTCACGTTTCCGTTGGCAACCGCTTCCTGCCGCTCCCTCATACGCTTAGCGCGATGGACGCGCTCGATGCTTTCTTCCTCTTCGTCACGCAAGGACTGAATCAGGTCATCTGCAATCTGCATCGGCCTACCGGCAATCCCAAGAATCGCTCCGACTCCATAGACTTGAGACAGATCGAAGAAGCTCCTCGGGCGGTTCACAAAAGCGTAGCCGACCAGCATGGGGGTGCGTTTCTCCAGCGTCTTCTTCGTTCTATGGTGCTTGTAGACGATCTGTGTCGACGGCATGAAGACTTCGAAGCCCGCATCCCTCAGGCTGCGCTCGATGATGAACTCGCCCTTGCGCTCTTCGGTCTCCCCTATCCGTGGAGATGCCTTGCGCTGGGTTCCTGGCCGGGCCTTGATTGCGTACCATTCAGTTCTCAGCATCCTAATCCCTCGATTGCTATGCTCTGGCTTTGTGGTTTCGGCAGTAGCGGCCCGTTGTTTCCGCCGCACAGAACAGGTACGGGCCGCCGGTGTTGAGAGGCCAGCAGCATTCGCCGGCCGAAAGTTGGTTGAGTTGCTTTGCGTGTGTGAGGCGCTCGGCGTCGTAGGCGGTCGCCGGGATCTCCGGTTCCGTCTTCAGCTCTGGCGCCTGCTTGCATGCCGGTGGCGGCTCACGCCTTACCGGGGCAAGCCTTCGCTTCTGCCGTGTGGGGAACTGATCGCGGTTGCGGTAGGCGAGGCCGACGATGACATTGCGGGAGACGCCGAATCTGCTCGCGATCTGCGAAGCGGACAGGCCTTCCTTCCAGAGCTTGGCCGATGCCTCGATGTCGACGGTGCGGTGCTGGATGGTCATGCTGCCCGCTCCTTCTGCTCCGGCTCCGGCTCCGCCGCGTCGATGTCCATCTCGACCTTTCGGCGGTAGGCCATCTGCTCGGCGCTGACCGAGCGAGCGTCCGGCAGATCCATGATCTTCTTCCAACGTTCGATTTCTTCCGGTGACGGCGGCATTTCCGGAATTCCGCCGCGCGTCTCCTTCTCCTTTTCGGCTTGGTGCCAGGACCGGAACCCCTCGAGCATCTTGCGCACCCTGGCGCGCGCTTCGGGATCGTCGGCTGTCCCGTTCTCAGACCGCGACAGTTCGATTGAGGCGATGGTGTCCTTAAGGCGCACATGCTCTTCGCTGATGAGCCGCTGCTCTGCCCTCACCATTGCCGCTAGCTCTGCGGGGATCGGAATGAAGGCCTTACGGTCGATGTTGTATTCGCCGCGGATGAGCTTCTTGCAGGCCGTTGTCAGTGCTTCGTGGGAAAGGCCGGCGAGCGCATAGCCGTAAACCGCCTGCGCGTCGCCGGGGGCGATCGTCGACGCCAGGGCGAGCCCAGCCGTCTGCAAGGTCTTGAGCGCCTTCGCTACGCCATCGTCACCGCATGGGCGAAGACGCTCCGCCGTAGCGGTAATCTGTTGCTGCAAGGTCGACAACGTTGTCAGAGCGGTCGTCATGTCGGTCGTTCCCGTTGATGGTCCTGTCGAGTTCTTTGGCGAATGCTTCCTGGTGGAGCTGGAAAGCGGTTTTCTGCGGCGGTGCTTGCGATTGTCGGTGCGGTCTGTCGTCGTATTTGCCTTCGATCAGCCCGTTGAAGCTTTTCGGCTGGCAAAGGAAATCCAGATCGGCCCGCCAGCCACGGTCGTTTTCGCCGCGGCAAAACGCGCTGTTCGCCATCCGCCGGCACGCTTCGGCCCAAAGCTCTACGCCGTGCTCACGAATTCGGGCCTCGACCTTGCGGCGGCGATCGGCGGTGACCTTGCGAGGCACCGGAAGCCCGGCTTTGGAGGCCTGATCCGAAAAGATCTCGATGGCCCGATCCGTGGGGGAAGAGCCCCCTTTAGGGGGCGAAGGGGGTGTAGGATTGGTGGGGTTAGGAAGGGGGGTGTGGGGGGAAACCTCCGGGGAGGAAAGGCCCCCCACGTCCACCTTATTTCCACCTGTTTCCACCGGACTTCCACCGGACAAAGCGGAATTCCGCTGTTTCCGCTTCCGTTCGCGATCCCACTGCCGCCGCTTCTCGGCAGCACGATCGACGGCCGGAACCGTCTCAGCCTCAGCTTCGAAAGCCTCGGCAGCCACAAGGGCTTGGTCGATCGTAAGACCGGCCTCCAACATACGGCGGATGGCGGCAGAAATGCTCACGCGACCATCCCCTCTTCGCATACATGGACGTCGCTCCCAGCGAGGAAATCGCTGCACCAGCACTCGCCATCGCGCTTTTTGTTTAGGGGACGGGAACGTTCTGACATGCGCGACGTTTGATGCGCTTCCAACCCACTTAGGAGAAGCACTTGCGCG